GGGGTGGGGGTTGGGGGGTGGGGGGGGGGGGGGTGTGCGGGCGACGGCAACGCCGGCGCTGGTACGGACCGTAACGGCCGGCCGGTAGCGGCCCCCAAGGGCCGCCCTACTGGTTAACCGATCCGATCCGGCCGACACCACAGTGTCGGTACACCAACCCGGTTTGGTGGTGGTTGGGTTGGGAGCGGTTCCCCACCAGGGAACCGACCGCTCCGCTCCGATCCGAAAAGATTTCCATTGACTGGTGAAGGCTACGTCCTTCACCCTGTTCGCCGGACGACTCCTGGTGACCTGGTGTAGGCAGCTTTCCCCTCCTTTCGCTGCCTGCCTGGCCGGTCCTGGTTCCGAGATTCCCGGCGAACAAAACTGTCCCCGCCCCCCACGTGGTCGAGTAATGAGGCTCGGGTCCACGGGGCGGGGAACACAAGTCCAGGCGATAGTCTGGGTGCAGGTGCGTAGTGTCTTCGATCGGAGGTAACCGTATCTCCCGGCCCGGGGTTAAGGGCGACACGGCGGGTTCTTCCCCCTGACGCTTTATGGCACGGCAAGGTGCTACGATCGTCGGGTTCGGAAGTTCCTTCCGGGTATCCGATGTAGCTCAGTGGGTAGAGCGCGGGCCTAGGCCTGGGGGATGCAGGTTCGATTCCTGCCGTCGGAACGTTCGGGCTTGGCCGGCCAGCCGAGACCGATCAGAGGGTGGCTGATTAGCCCCTTGCCCGCAGCTCAGGATGGCTAGCGGGACGGGGCAAGGCACACACCTGGGTACCCAACCGGGAACCGCGACCAACGGCAAGTGCTGAGGGGACGGGAAACGGATCGGCTTAGCGGCCGTGAACGGGATGCCCTGCTTAGCGGCGAAGGTGTGATTTCGGGTTCCATTTGCATATGAAGTCCAGCCCGGATGGAGATTCATAACCTCCCCCTCACCCACTGCTGTAGCTCAATGGTAGAGCGCCCGTCCCAGAAGGCGGGAGGTCCAGGTTCGGTTCCTGGCAGCGGCACGGAGTTACGGGAACCCCGCCAACCCTGACAGGGCGGGGTCAGCCATGCACAGCGGTAATGCCCGTAACGGCTTGGGTCGATGTACCCTTGAAAACGCGGAGCCCCGGGAACGGCCCGAGACCACCATCGCGGTGAGTCGGGTCGATCCCGGGGTTCTAGCTGTACCTACAGTAGGCCGTCCCTGCGCATCCGGCGGACACGGGCCGTCCACGTTTCCACGCTGGCGCCCGACCATTGGGACAGGACCTCGTTGGTGCGGACGACGCCCAGCTCCACCAGCCGGCGGTACGCCGTGGCGGACAGCTGGTACTGCTCCTCGGTGTCGGTGCGCTTGGGCAGGTCCCCGATCTCCTTGCGCGCCCTGGCCAGGGCCCACTCCTCGATGTACGGCCGGAGCACCGACCGCGCGTGCCCGATGGGCAGGTGCCGGAGAGCGTCGTTCCGGTCGATGATGGCCATGTCCCCGCCCCGCCACCCCTGCATTTCCAGATACGTCGGCCCGCTGGCGCCGAACGCCCAGCCGACCGTCACCTGGATGCGGCGGTCGATCGTGTACCACGCCTCGGCCATGTTCTGGTGCGCCCGGGAGCCGATCAGCTCGACGCCCGGGGACAGGCGCCGGTTCCAGCCGGCGTTCGCCAGTTCCATCTACCCCTCGATTTCTTCGATCAGGGCGTGGGTGGCCGTGCGCCACCGGTCGATGACCTTCAGGTGGCGGGCCTTGAACCCGGACGGGAACAGGCGGTCAAGGAGCTGGTCGATGACATCGTCAGCATCCTTGCCGGCGAGAGCCGAATCGAGAGTGGTCCCCGCGATCTCCGCCGCCTCGGCGGCGGACGGCACCGCCGTGACCGGCGTCTCCAGCTCCTGGGGCTCCCGGACGCGCGGCGGGCGGCCCGCGATCACCCGCTGGTCGCCGCGGGAGGGGACCGCGAGGATGGCCGGCACGAGCCCGGCCACGGCCTCCTGGAGGGGGGTGGTGACCGACGCCGCGGGCGCCGGTTGCGGCTGCTGATTCAGCACGTACACGCCCGTCGACACCCGGCGCAGGACGCCCTTCACGGTCATGGCGCTCAGGGAGTTGTGGACCGTGGCCGGTTTGAACCCGGTCTGCTGCCTCACCCACGCAGTCGTGACCTCCATCCCCTGAGGTTGGGCCTGGATCAGCTCCAGGATTTTCGGGGTGGCGCCGAGGGTGTACCCGGCCGGGGACGTCTCCGGCTCCGGCATGGGGGCCGGGATCGGTTCGGTTTTCACCCTTGGCGCACTGGCGAGCTTCAGCTGGCCGGGAACCACCCGGAACGTGCCCTGCTGGACCCGTTCCAGGATGCCCTCATTGACCATGCGTGAGGTGGCGTTGCCGACGCTGGAAACGGGACGTCCGGTCTGGACCTTCAGCCAGTGGGTGGTAAAGGGTTCGCCTTCATCCAGCCCCCTGACGGCCTCCATGATGTCATCCCGTGTTGTCGTATCCCCCTCCGGTTTGCGGGCAGATGCGGCCAGCTCGGCGTCCCGCCGGCGCTTGGCGGCCCGCCGGCCCTCCGTGGCTGCGGCCAGCCGATCCTCCATCGACAGCGGCGGCTTGTCCTTCTGCTTCTGCTGCTGCTTCTCGTACGCTGCCGACTGCCTCGCGGCCCGGGCGTACGCCTTCTCCAACTCCTTGTCACTGCCCATGCCCTCGGCCGCGGCCTGAACGTCCGACCACGTCGGCACGGTCTCCGCGTTGGCGTCCGGCCCGAAGAACTCGGTCTCGGTCTTGCCGGTCACGGCCAGCACCTTGCGGATCGTCTCGGTGCTGTTCTTGCCGCTGTACTCCGCGGCACGAACCTGGACCTTGATGCCCTGCGGGGACCGCATCTCGGTGTTCTCCGCCTTGGTGTTGAGCTGTTCCCAGCCCCACCGTTCCATGTGCTTGATGAACTGGCGATTGCTGACCCGGCTGCTGATGCCCGGGAGGATGCCTGGTGCTACCGACATGGCTAGAACCCTTTCTTTACTGTTTTGACCCACGTGACGTGGCTGGTGGTGCGAATCGTGTTTTTGGCGTCGATCGCCAAAGGTTCAAGGACAAACACTGCGGGGTGCCCCAACCGAATCGTCGCGGGTTGCAGCACCTTCAAGGTGTCGCCGTCCCGCCGCAGCGGATCGGCCTTGTCCCCCACAAGAACCCTGGCCAGCGTGCCCTTGTCGGCGTCGTACAGGTAGACGCTGCCGGTCTCGGTTCCGAACTTGATCATCGCGCATCCTTCCGGATCGTGTCACGCATGAACGTCCAATGCTCCTTGGGGAGCTTCCGGCGGCCCCTGCGCCGACTGGCCCACTTGTTGTAGTCGCGCTCCAAGCCGCGCATCATCGCAATCCACTGCTGATCCGGACCGGGCAGCGGATTGTCCCGGCGCAGCTTCGCACGTCGCAGCCTGCCCCTGGACAGCGCGAGGTTGTACCCGAAGATCACCGCCGCCAGGCAGACCGCCACGGTCGACGGCCACGACCATGCGGGGTTCTGGAATCCGCGGTAGACGTTCATTCCCACGATGCCCACGGCCCCGCCGCCCCACAGCCAGCACATCACCGTCTCGTGCCTGACGGACCCCAAGTACCCGGGGTAGGTCCAGGCCCCCCACGCGGCGTCGCTCATGCGAACCTGCCCGTCATCGGGTGGCCCGTCGGGCCACGCCTCCCAATGCTCGTCGTCCGTGCCGGCGTCCACCGCCCAGTCTTCCCATTCGTCGCCGTTCGCGGCTTGATCCCTGTTCACGGGTCAAGCGTACAGGCACGCATTGACATCTCACACATTCAACAAGTGCCCCCCGGGGCTGAGTCCCCGGGAGGGAAACATGTCCGTCACCGTTTGGTCCAAGCCCAAGTGTGTGCAGTGCAATGCCGTGAAGCTCGCGTTCGACCGCGCCGGTGTTCCCTACACCGAGAAGATGCTGAACGAATTTCCCGGCGTCCTGGCCAGGTTCGTTGACCACGGCCACCTCTCCGCCCCCGTGGTGGAGGCCACCGGCGTGGAAACGTTCTCCGGTTTCAACCCGCACGGGGTGAAGGAAATCATCGACCTGCACTCCGAGATCGTGCCGGGCCCCGGTGCCGTGGGCGAGTAGCAACCGCCGGTCCCGCCTCCCGCCGGACTGGCCGCGCATCCGCGCGGGCGTCCTGAGGGACTCCGGCGGGAGGTGCGAGGTCACCAAGGCCAATGGCCGGCGCTGCTGGGATACGGCCACGGCCGTGGACCACATCGTGCCCGGCGACGACGATTCGCGTTCCAACCTCCAAGCCATTTGCACCTATCACCATGGTGTCAAGAGCGCCCAGGAGGGCGCTGCCGCCCAAGCGGCGGCCAGGGCGACCCTGACGCGCCCCCCCGAACCACATCCCGGTCTTATCGACCCCTCGAAGCCCCTTCCCCCGCCCCCACACAAGGGATTTTGACACTGAACACAGCCTAGGAGACAACCATGCCCGGTCCTGCCCCGAAAAGATCCGAAGAACGCACCCGCCGCCCCGAACCGGCCGGCGGCCCCGCCCGCCAGGGCGAGCTGCGTCCGGTTAGCATCCCTCGGGCGGACCCGAAGTGGCATCCGCGGGCGAAGGCCTGGTACGGGGCGCTGCGGTCCTCGGGCATGAGCGACTACTACCAGAACAGCGACTGGTCGATGGCGTTGTTCGCGTGCGACCTGATGACGCACATCTACGAGCAGCGGTTCTACCGGTGCGCGCAGATGATCGCGGAGCTGAACGCGATCATGGGCCGGCTGGGCACCACGGAGGGCGACCGCCGGGCGGTGCTGAGGCTGGAGCTGAGCGAGCCGGACGCTGACGCGCAGGATGCCACGGTGGTGGCGATCGCGGCCTACAAGGACATCCTGTCGGGCAAGCAGGCCCAGTGAACGTCGACATCGAGCATGTCCGTCCGTCGGCGACGGCCGCGGCGGAACTGTTCCCGCCGATCCTGATCGGCCCGACCTGGCAGACGAACGAGGACGGCAGCTGGCTGCTGCCGGAGCACACGTTGGGCTGGCAGATCCTGGGCTGGGTGGCCGAGGAGCTGACCAACCCGGACGGCGGGCCGTGGATGGCCACGGGCGAGCAGGCCCGATTCATTCTTTGGTTTTATGCCATCGACAACAACGGCGATTTTTGTTATCGCCAAGGCGTATTACAAAGGTGTAAAGGTTGGGGCAAAGATCCTGTCGCGGCTGTGATTTCAATTGTGGAATTGATTGGGCCTTCCCAGTTCTCGCATTGGACGCCGGACGGCGAGCCGAAGGGCAAGCCGAACCCCCAGGCGCACGTGCAGATTACGGCCGTGAGCTTCGACCAGACGTCCAACACGACCGACCTGTTCCCGTCGCTGCTGCCGGACCGCACCCGCTTGAAGTACCGGATGGACGTGCAGAAGCAGATCATCTACGCGAACGGCGGACGCAACAAGCTGCGTGCCGTTGGTGCGGCATTCCGCACGGCGGAAGGTGCCCGTGTCTCCTTCGCGGTGTTAAACGAGACACATCACTGGGTGCCACAAAAGGGCGGTGACAAGTTCTATCTCACGCTAAAGAACAACATCACAAAGATTCCCGGCCGGTTTTTGTGCATCACGAACGCGTATGAACCGGGCGAAGATTCCGTGGCGCAGACAATCCGCGAGGAGCAGGAAAAGGTGTGGGCCGGCCTGGCGAAGCCCAGCGGCTGGCTCTACGATTCGATCGAGGCCCACCCGGAATCGCCATTGTCTGAGGAATGGGCCCCCCATATTGTTAACACAATTAAGGGCGACGCTTACTGGCTTAATACGGACATCATTGTCCAATCCCTTCAGGACACGTCGATCCCCGCGTCCACCCACCGGAGAATGTGGTTCAACCAGGTGGTGGCAACCGCAGATGCCCTGATTTCCCCCGGGGAATGGGCCGGGTGCCTGGCCGAGGGCATGACGGGCACCAAGGCTGACCTGAAGCCGGGCGACATCTGTTCTCTCGGTTTTGACGGCAGTGCCACGGATGACGCAACCGCGCTGGTGGCGATCCGCCACGAGGACCGGCTGATCGTGCCCCTGGGCGTGTGGCAGAACCCGGACCGCAACCGGGAGTGGCACGTGCCGGTCTCCGAGGTCGAATCCGAGGTGCACCAGGCGTTCGCCAGCTACGACGTCAGGAGCATGTACTGCGACCTGGCCCTGTGGGAGTCATACGTCCACGAGTGGGGCGAGACGTACCGTGAACGCCTCCTGATCAAGGGCCCGCAGTCGGCCGTCGGGTTCGACATGCGCGGCAACCAGCAAAGGGTTGCGCGCGGCAACGAGGCCCTGGTGCAGACGGTGGTGGACGGCAAGATCCAGCACAATGGCGACAAAATTCTTAGAAGCCATGTTCTAAATTGCAAGCGCCGCAGAAATCGGTTCGGACTTATCTTCGGAAAAGAGTCGGCCGAATCCCCGCGCAAGGTGGACGCGTACGCCGCCACCCTCCTGGCCTACATGGCGATGACGGACCTGTTCGAGTCCGGGAAGAAGCCCAAGCCGATCTACTCGCGCAAGCTCATAGAGTTTTAGGAGCCCTTTTGGCCACGATGCACCAATTCGCCGCGGCGAACGGCAATGCCAGCCTGCCCGTGGCGTTGCCGGCACCGCAGCCTGCCACGTCCGAAATGCTGAAACACATGTACGACACCCTGATGCACGATCGTGCACGGGTGTTCGACAAGTGCCACGACTACATGGCCGGCCGGCACCTGCTGCCCTTCGCGCCGCGGGACGCCTCCGACCAGATCCGGGACCTCCAGGCGCGGTCGGTGACGAACATGATTCCCTGGCTGGTGAACCTGCCCACGCAGGTGTCCATGGTCGACGGGTACCGGCGCGGTAGCGCGCTGCGCAGTCGCGGCGAGTCGGACACCGAGGACGAGTCGGTCCGGTTTCCCCCGGAGTACGACGTGTGGCAGAAGGAGCGGATGGACGCCCGCCAGGCGATCATCTACCGGGCGGCGTTCACGTACGGGCATGCGTTCGTTCATCTGAACACGCTGGTGCCGGGTGAACCGAAGATCGAGATCCTGCCGACCCGCAACACGGTGGCGTTTTTCGATGACCCGGTGAATGACATCCGCCCGGCCTACGTGCTGACGATCAAGACGCAGCCGTTCCAGGACACTCCGGGCCTGGCCGTGTACTGGGATGCGACGCACCGCTACGAGGTGCTGTGGACCAACGAGGGCGAGTTCACGTTGCAGCCGAACCCGGCCGCGCACGGCATGGACGGGTGCCCGGTGGTCCGCTACGTGTGCACGGTGGACGACGAGGGCTGCACCACGGGCGTGGTGGAGCCGGGCATCCCGATGCAGAACCGGGTGAACCAGTCGGTGTTTTCCACCAACATCACCGCCGATTTCGGTGCGTTCAAGGTGCGTACGGCCGCCGGCCTGGTGCCGAACGTGAAGATCGGCGCCGACGGGGAACCGGTGGTGGACCCGAACGGCAACTACGTGTACGAGCCGGTGCAGGTGTCCCAGGCCCGGCTGCTGCTCTCGGATGACCCGCAGACCAAGTTCGGCCAGCTGGACGAAACCCCGCTGGACGGGTACCTGCGCAACGAGGATCAGGCGATCAAGAACCTGGCCGCAATATCCCAGCTGCCGATCCACGCCCTCATGGGCTCGGTCTCCAACCTCAGCGCCGAGGCGCTGGCGGCCCTGGAGGCCCAGTTCCGCCGGTTCTGTGAGGCGTTCTGGCTGTCGGCCGGCGAGAGTCACGAGGAGCTGTTCCGCATGATCGCGGCGGCCCTGGGCGACACCGAGGGCGCGACGTCCTACGGCGGCGAGGTGCGCTGGCGCGACTTCACGCAGAAGGCGTTCAGCGCCGTGGTGGACGGGCTGGCGAAGCTGGTCGAATCGGTCGGCATGCCGCACCGTGCCGCGTGGGCGATGGTCCCCGGGGTGACCAGCGGGATGCTGAAGGACTGGGAGCAGCTGAAGGAGGAGGAGGTCAACGACGACCTGTTCGCCGAGCCGCGCGACACCCTGACCTCGGCCCGCGAACGCCGGCCGGCCGCGGAGCCCGCCGATGGCGCGTAAGGACGAGCTGCGCGCGGTGCACGAGGCGCACCGCGCGGCGCAGGCCCGCATCGGGCTGGCCGCCGCGTTCCTGGCGCTGGACCGGTGGGGCACCGTCTCGGCGATCAGCCCGCGGTCCACCTCTCGGGGGTGGATCGACGCGGCGATCCGGGCGATCTACGCGGCGCGCATCAAGAGCGCGCGGCTGGCCCGTGCCTACTACCAGCTGGTGAGGGCCCTGGAAACGGGGCGCACCCTGGGCGGGCCGGACGGGCAGGAGGACGCCCGGGCCGTGGGCCTGCGGGAGTTGCGCGAGCAGTTCGCCGAGCAGGTGCAGGCCGCCGCCAAGTTCGAGGCCGGCCGCAGCGGGGACGTGGACGAGGACTGGCTGGACGCGGAGCTGCGGGAGCTGGGGGACGCCGACGACGTCGGCGGGTCCCGGAAGCTGCGGCTGTCCGACACGGACCTGGCCGACTACCTGAAGGACCTGGAACGGTCCTCCGGGTCCGACGATCCGCGGATCACCGTGGACCGGTTCGACTGGCCGACGGACCTTGACCAGGCCCAGGTCCGGTCCCGCTTCGAGCGGGGCCTGGAGCGGATCGCGGTCGGCGGGCAGGAGCGCAACGTGCGCCTGTACCGCCAGGAGGCGGAGGACGCCCAGGAGCGGGCGCTGCGCAAGCTGGAGGAGGAGCACCAGCTGTCCGGCTCCAAGGGCGCCGCCGGGGTGGACTACGGCGGGATCTCCGCCGGCCGGGAACAGATCGACCAGGCGATGCGGTTCGACCGCCGCGTGGTCGGGGTGGCCCGGGGCCTTGGCCCGAACCCGTGCGCATTTTGTTCAATGCTTGCTTCACGTGGGTTCGTTTATTCTCCCGCTGCGGCGATGACGACTACCCGGTCCAAAACGGTGGCCGGGAATTTTGTGGGTGACCAGGTGCGCAAGTACCACGTGAATTGCCATTGTTACCCCATAGTAACTTTCTCGCGGCAGCCGGTGCTGCCCGCCGAGAACGCGCGCCTCCAGAAGTTGTGGGCGGACAAGATCGCCCCGCGGCGACTGCCCCCCAAGGAGGCGCGCAACGAGTGGCGCAAGCTGCTCAACGCAGAGCGCAGGACGCCGGCTGACGCACAGCCCGTCCTGGCGAGTTCCGAACCTTAGTCCCAGGAGGACAAGTGAGCGTTGTTGAGAACAAGGATGCCGTCCAGGAGGCCGCACCTGCCGAAACCCCCGCCGCCGGCGAACCGCCGGCGGGAACCACCCCGGCCCCGTACGAGGGGCTGCCGGACTCCTTCCAGTGGATGGTGAAGGAGCTGGAAACGACCCGCCGCGAAGCCGCGGCCGCGCGCGTTGCCGCGCGCGAGACGGCCGACAAGTACAAGGATGCCAAGACGCCGGAGGACTACGAGAGTCTCCGGGTCGAGCTGATCGCGCGGGCCGAGGCCGCGGAACGTGCCGCCCAGGTGGCGGCTGCCGCACGAAGGCACAGCCTGCCCGAGGACCTGACGGATTTCCTGACCGGGGCGACCCCGGAGGAGATCGAGGCTCAGGCCGCGAAGCTGGCCGCCCTGTCCGTCCCGCCGCCCGTGCAGGTGGTCAACGTGACGAAGCTGCCGCCCACCGGGGGCACGACCCCCGGGGATGCCGCCGAACCGAACGGCCGGGAAGTGTACCGGGCGTGGAAGAAGCGCCAGTAGCAACGCCCTCCCCCCCTTTGAGCCCCGATAAACGTCGGGGCTTTTTTCATGCCTTTTGAAAGGTAAAAACAATGTCATATACGCCTCACCTGAAAGTGAAACCAGAAATTCTGGTTGAAGCGGCTGTTGAAGCCCTTGACGAGAAGCTGGTTGTTTCCAATACCGTCACCAAGCGTGCCGACGCGAAGACCTTTTACGCCGCTGAGGGAGATACCATTTCCCAGCGCGTTAAGGGATCGGTTCCTGTTCGGTATTACGCCCCCCGGAATGACCGTTCCGAACCGATCAAGACCGACACCTATTCGGAAACCGTCGTAAACATTACGATTTCCCAGGATCGCCCGTACTCGGCAATCAAGCTGACCGACGAGCAAAAGGATTGGGATTTCCAGGATGGTTGGGGCGACATTGTTGATGCACAAACCAGTGCTATCGGCGAACACCTGGAGCTGAAGGTCCTTGACCTGATCAAGAACGCTCCGTACGAGCGGACGATCCTGATCGACGACTCGGACACCGCCTGGACGGCCGCGCAGAAGCGCGGCTATGACCTGTTCTTCAACGCCGTGGTCGAGGCCAAGACGTCCCTGCGCAAGCTGCGCAGCCCGGACACCCGGTTCACCTGCGTGGTGGGCCTGGCCCTGGCCGACCTGCTGGTGAAGTCCAACAAGCTGGTCAAGAACCAGGGCACCGGTGATTCCGCTTTGGCGAACGATTCTATTGGCACTATTGCCGGCGTGAATTTCGTTCCTTCCGTTCACATTGCGGAAGACGTGGCCTACATGTATGGCGCTTCCGGCTACCTGGTTTACACCGGCGTTGCCTCCATTCCTAACAGCGTTCCTTTTGGGGCGAGTGCCAACGCCAATGGCTGGGCTTTGCGCTGGCTTATGGATTACGACACCGGTTATTTGACCGATCGTTCGGTGTTCGATACCTATTTCGGAACCGCCTACACCCGCGACCGTCTTAAGCTTTATGACGCGCAGGGAATTGGCCATGTTGGCACCGAGGAGTTCTTTGTCCGCGGCATTCGCCTGGGCCTGAAGGGCGGCACCTTCGGCTCCACCGAGCAGAAGCCCGGCGACGGCGGCACCGGTACCCCCGGCGGCTCCGCCACCAGCTGGCTGGCCAAGGCCTGGAACCACACCGGCGTTACCGTCACCGTGCCCGAGGGCGAGCTGTGGCCGCTGGGCGGCAACGAGATGGCTCCGGCCGACCACACGCACGAGCCGTAAGCCGTGGAGCCCCTGGCCACGATTGACCGGCTTGCGGCGCGTGTCGGGGAACCGATCACCACGCCCGAGGAGCTGGCGCTGGCCGACGGGGTTCTGAGGGAGGCGTCGACCAGGGTGCGCCACTATGGGCGCCCCTGGCCGACGGCCTTCAACGCTCCCGCGGCCGCCGTTGACATCGTTGTCGCGGCGGCCGCGCGGGGCTACCTGAACCCCGCCGGCTTCCAGATGGAGCGTGGAGATAGTCAAACCTTCAACCGTCTCGAGGACTATGCGCACGGGACCGAGCTGACCCCGTCCGAGATCGAGATCCTGAAGCCCTACCGGGTCCGGGGATCGGTCATCAGCGTGGCCATGTCCAACCCGGACCGTCCCCTGGACCGGACGGCGCGGGTGATCACCGAGCGCGGCTACGCGCCCATGGAGGACGGCACCAAGCCGTTCCCGCTCGGGTGGTGCCCGTGAGGAGCCGGCTTCTTGACCGGGGCCGGGAGACCATGTGGATCTTCCCCGAAGTCCGCAGGACGGACAGCCGGGGGAACACGGTGGTGGTCCCGGACGATACCCCGGTGGAGATCAGGGTGACCACGGCGGAGGACCGCCAGTCGGACGCGGAAATCGCCGGCCAGGTGTCGGTGAAGGTGGTCAGGGTGCTCACCCGGTGGGCCCCCGTGGGGTCCTGGGCGCGCGTGGAGTACGCCGGGGAGACCTGGGACCTCCAGTCCCCTCCCCGGTTCGTGACGGGCCCGTCCCGGGCCTCCGACCACGTGGAGTTCATCCTGCGGTCCCGCAACCAGGCGGGGGTGGGGCTGTAATGGGCGCCACCTGGTTCACCCTCTACGGCCCGCCGACCGGCCACGGTTCGGTGGGACACCGCGTCGCCTACACCACCCCGGTGGTCAAGGCGCTGAAGCATCACGCAACCGTGATCGCCGAGCAGGCCGAAACCAACCTGAACGCGTCCCACCGCAGGACCGGCGGCATGCAGATCAAGGTGATCCACCGGCACAACATGTCCGACTTCCCGTGGCTGGATTCCTGGGTCGTTCTGCATGACACCAATCCGGGCGACGGGTGGGAGGACGGGAACAACGGCAGTGGCCAGGACGGCGAGACGTCCTGGGGCGGCCCGATCGGCCTGGAGCTTGGCGGCCGCCGCGTGATCCGCGGCAAGGTCTACATCATTCCGGGCGCGCACATCCTGGGCAACGCGATCGGGGGTGCCTGATGCCCGAATCCCGCCTGCCCGTGTTCGGCGCGACCGATGACCTCTTGATGGGGATCATGCGCCGGTTCTTCGCGGACCATCCGGAGATCCACATCGGCACCCTGTTCTCCGACGACCTGGTGCCGCCGGTGATCATTGCCCGCCGTTCCAAGGCCAGCGGTGAGAGCGCCCTGGAGACCAAGGACGACCGGTTTATCCAGACGGCCATCTGCAACATCACGACGATCACCAGCGGGGTGGACGCCGATGAGCAGGCCGACGAGTTGCAGGAGGCGTGCCGCCTGGCGATGCGCACCGCGCAGCAGCAGCAGTGGACGTTCCCGGATGCCGGGACCCTGTCGATCATCAAAAACAGTTCCCCGGCCGCCCGCGTGTCCGACTGGGCGACGTCCAGCTCGGCCGTGCAGTACGCCAGCCTGCCAAAAAATTGGGTTCGTTCAGAGTCCATATGGCGCGTCCTGGTGCGTCCTCCGCAACAGTCCACGATCACCAACCGCTTCGTTACCCCCGCCCCGTAGGGCGGGGGTTTTTCTTTGACCCAAGGAGTCAAGCCGCATGTCTGTGTTGAAAGTCTCAACCGCCAAGTTTTACAAGGCCGCCGTTTCCACCGCCCGCCCCCTGACCGTCGCCCTGCTGAAGGAGCCGGCTGTCGCCTGGACCTACCTGGGCAACACCACGCTGGACAACATCATCGCGCTCACCTCGGAAGGTGGCGAGACCACCACGCTGGGCTCGCTCCAGAATCCGAACCTGCGCCAGTCCGTCGCACCCCGTACGGAATCTTTCTCGGTTTCCCTTCTGGATTGGACCGACGATTCTTTGAAGCTTTATTACGGCGCAAATGCCGTTATCGCTGCTGACGGTGCGATCGAGATTCCGTCCGAGCCGACCCCGACCGAGGCCGCCTTCCTGGTGGTCCTGGAGGACGGCGAGAACGTGGCCGGATTTTACGCGGCAAAAGCGTCGATCTTTAGGGCAGAGGACATCGCCATTGCCGATGCCAACTCCCTGGCGGCCCTGCCGATCCGCGTGACCGCGCTGAACGTGGACGGCGAGGAGTCGGCGCTGTCCGTCATCCCGCCGCGCTCCACCGACGCCTAGCGTCCCAAGACCCCGCGGGGGCCAGGTGCGGACCTTGGCCCCCGCGGTACCCCCTTCAGATCAGTCCGCGACTTTATTTAGACCCTAATTGTATTCGTATAAGAATTTTTTTATACGGCCTTATACATCCTTATATTCCCTTCCGGAGGAGTCCGCATGCCTCAGATTCAGCTGTCCAATGTCCAGTCCGCGGCCGAGCACAAGTTCGGCGACCTTGAAGTGGTCACCGCCGACGGGGACACCCTCGTTTTCCAGAACCCGATGCGCATTCCCAAGGAACGGCGCCAGGGGTTGGTGGAGGTGTTCGACCTGGAGAAGCGGGTCGAGACCAACCCGGACGATGACAAGTTCGACCTGTTCCAGGCGGCGTTCAAGATCGTGGCGAAGACGCCCGAGGATTTTGAGAAGCTGGCTGCCGCCGTGGGTGACGACCCGGCGACCTGGCAGGAACTGTTCCACCAGTTCGAGGCGCAGACCGATCCGGAAAAAGCCTAACCCTCGCACGGTTGCTGGATGACCATGGCGAGGAAATCTACACGGACCTGATGCTGCACTACCGGTTCAACCTGGCCGACGCGCTGGCCGGGATCACCGCGTGCAGCTCCAGCCTGGTCCTCGCCATGATCCGCAACCTGCCCGAGGGCAGCCGCTACGTCGCCATCATGTCCGCCCCTGATGACAGCGACGAACCACAAGAAGAAAAGCCCCCTCTTGACCCGGCAGTTGAGGCCGTCCTGGACCGCATGACGTGGACCGAGGACCGGCGCCTGCTGGCCCAGATCCTGAACCAGCTGAACGTACTGATCCGCGTGTCCGGCACGTGGAAGGACGGGAAGGGGCCGGAGTTCCCGATCATCGGCCCGGCCGAATGGCGGGAGGAGAAGACATCCACCCGGGGGCCGAAGACCATTTCGGACCTGATGAACGAAATGGGGCACATTGGCCGACATTAAGCTGATCGGTGCCGTAGGCGTCAAGGTTCGTCCTGACACCCGCGGCTTCGGCGAGGAGACCGAGCGCGGGGTCCGGCGCGAGCTGGCGGACGTCGATCCGAAGATCAACGTCGAGGCGAAGCCGGACCTGGACAAGACCGCCATGACCAAGGTCATGGCCGAGGCCAAGCGCCAGGCGGCGGAGGGCGCGAAGCTGCCGGTGAACCCGGAGCTTCAGCGCAAGGACTTGCAGCGCGAGCTGGACAAGATGAAGGACCTCCAGTCCCTGCGGATCAAGGTGAAGATCACCCCGGAGGGGATGGACAAGTCCACCGAGGGCGCGATCATCCGGTTCTCCAAGTCCCTCCAGGAGGCGCTGCGGCCGCTGCGCGAGGAGCTGGGGCTGCTGAACGAGCAGGCCCGGTTCCTGAAGGACAAGAACACGGTGGTGCCGGCCAACTGGTTCCGGGACATGATGCGCGCGTCCAAGGACGTCAAGGCGCTGCGCCGCGAGATGGTCGAGGCGGCCAAGGACCACAAGGCGATGGCGGAGGAGTTCAAGACCGACATCGTGGATGCCGGGTTCCAGGACCATCAGAAGCTGATCGACAAGAACAAGGCCGACCTGGAGACGGTCAAGCAGCTGGCCGGCCAGTACGACGCGATGATTGACGACCTGGACAAGAAGGTCAAGGAGGGCAACTCCGGCGTCCTGGGCCCGATCGCCGACTTCGCGGACCGCCTCAACCTGAAGGAAACGCTGGACCGGTTGCGCGACCAGCGCGACCAGCTCGAAAAGTTCCTGGTGCAGCGCGATCGGTTCGTCAAGAAGGACGCCGAGGGCAAGATCATTGACGCCTCCGAATGGCAGGCTCTGCTGGAGCAGTTCACGGACGACGACAACCTGAAGCTGGCCCAGGATCGCCTGAACGAAATGGCGAAGATGGAGGAGGAGGCCAAGTGGCTGCGCGAGCAGTCGGTCTACCACCTGGAGCAGTACGCGCGGGCATTCCCCGACACGTACCGGGGCATCTTTGCCGCGGAGGCGGCGGCGTTCCGGCGCCGGCAGGGCGTCGTTGACAAGGCTCTGGCCAATCAGCGCCGGCAGAACCGCGAGATGTCGGACTACTACGACGACGCCGTCCGCTCCGCGAAGGAGTATTTCGCGGAGTCCGGCCTGGTCGAACTGGAGTCGGAAGTCCGGATGCGCCGGGCCACCGCCGAGTATGCCCGCTTCAGCAAGATGCTGTATACGGACCTGCTCGATGCGCAGGGCGCCGATGACGATCCGATCTCGGAGGCCATGCGCCTGCGGGTGGTGGACAAGCGCGAGCGGGAAATCAAGGAACAGACCCAGCTGATCGACAAGCTGAGCCTGTCCCAGCTGCGGTCCCTGCGGTGGCAGGTACTGGACAACGACCTGGCCTCGGACGCGCTGGCCACGGCGATCCGGCTGCGCATCGAGCGCGAACGTCTGGACCAGCAGGGCCGCCAGCGTTTCGGCAGCGAGAACGCGAACCGGGCCGACCAGCTGCGCGACAACGGCCGGATCGAGCTGGAGCGCATCGAGCAGGAGGCGTACCGGCAGGCGGCCAGGGACAACGGCCGCTTCCGGGCGATCCGCCAGCGCATGTACGACAACCTGTTCTCCTCGGTCGACATGGCCGAGATGACCAAGCTGTTCGAGCGGACCCTGGCCGGGGACGTGAAGGCCCGCCTGCGGTGGGCCGAGGAGTCCCGCACCATCACCGATGATGCGGTGAAGGAGATCAAGGAGGCCGGCAACCGGCTGCGCCTGGCGATCGTGCGGGCCGCGGACGAGGCGGCGAACGCCCCGAGTCTGGCGGACACGTGGCGCAAGGCGCTGGCCGGGGATGCCCAGGCCCGGCTCGCTTTCCAGCGGGACATCCGGGACCTGTCTTCGGACATGGTCGAGGAGGTCAAGGATCTGGGCAATGCCCTGCGCCTGGCCGACCTGGCGGCCGCGGACGATTTTGACACGTCCAAGCTGCGCGAGGCGTGGCTGCGGTCCCTGACCGGCGACAAGACGCAGAAGGCCCGGTTCGCGGAGCTGTCCGTGGGCGTGTCCAAGGAGTCGATCGAGCGGGCCAAGCACGAGGCCCAGGAGCTGAAGGACAAGATCGACGCCATGGAGGCGGAGATCGAGGTGAACCCGACCGGCCTTGCGCTGACGGCGGCCCGGTTCCAGTTCCTCACGCGGCCGAGAACCGTGAACATCCTGGCCAAGGTCAACGAGAAGTCCTTTGCGATTGCCGAGGGCGCCCTGCTGTCCCTGGCCGGCCTGAACGTGGCCCAGGACATCGGCCGCAAGTTCGAGAGCATCTTCACCAACTTCGACACCTGGGCCCTGCGCGTGGGCAAGATCTCCGTGATCGTGGGCAACGTCGCCAACGTCGTCGGGTCCCTGACCAGCTCCCTGCTGGGCATCGGCGAGGGCGTGCTGGACGTGGTGGGCCTGCTGACGCTGGCCCCGACCGCCCTGTTCTCGGCGGCCGCCGGGTTCTCGGTGTTCTCCATGGCCTACTCCAACTTCGCCCAGGCGTTCTCCGACATCCCCGTGGTGGCCAAGGACGCCCTGGCGAAGCTGCCCCCGCTGGCCCGCAAGGCCGTGGAGTCCCTGCGGGGAACCTTCCGCGACCTGGCCGACCCGGTGCAGGAGGCCTACTGGAAGGAAATGGGGGACTCGATCTCCCGCCTGAAGGACCGCCTGATCCCCGGGGTGAAGGAGGGCCTGGTGCAGATCGCGCCGGCCGCCGGCCGGCTGACCAAGGGCATCCTGGATTCGTTCATCAAGCTGGCCGACCAGGGCCAGCTGAAGGACATGTTCACCAACATATCCCTGATGTTCGACAACCTCTCGGGGGCGGCCCAGCCGTTCTTTGACGCGTTCAATCTGCTGGGCCTGCGCGGCTCGGCGTACCTGCCGATGTTCGGCACCTGGATCACGGACATCGCCAACCAGTTCGACCGGTGGGTGCGCACGGCCGCCAAGACCGGGGACATCGACCGCTGGATTCAGGATGGCGTGCAGTCCCTCCAGGACATGTGGGACATCGGGGATTCGGTCATCGACATGTTCCGCGGCCTGACCTCCGCGGCGTCCGACGCCGGCGCCCCGTCCCTGACCGATTTCGCCCGGGGCATGGACAAGATCGCGGCGTCCATGAACCAGGAGCCGTTCCGCAGTCGCATGGGCGACCTGTTCGACGGCATGCGCGAGGGGGCCTCGGCCCTGTGGGACGGCGTGGAACGCCTCGGGGACGTGCTGGGTAGGACCTCCGGGTTCTGGCGCGATTTCCTGGACGTGACCGGCCAGATCGGCGGGCAGTGGCTGATCAACCTGGCCTCCGCGCTGAGCAACACCCGGCTCCAGTCGGGTGTGCTGGATTCGTTCTCCGGCCTGCTGGAGCTGTCCAAGGAACTGAACCCGGTCTTCGAGGATCTCGGGACGATCATCGGCGACATCGGTACCCTCTCGGGCAACGCGTTCCGGACCCTGGCCCCGGTGTTCTCCTCCATCATCACCGGCGTAAGCCGGATGATGCAGGAGCTGGCCGGGCCCCTGTCCAAGCTGAGCCCGCTGCTGACCAAGCAGCTGGCCGGGTCCCTGACGACCCTGGGGAACGTCCTGGGGTCGGTGGCGAAGATCGCCGCGGACGGGCTGGAGATCTTCGACAGCTGGCCGGGCGTGCTGAAGTCCGTGGCGATTGCCGCGGGCGCGTTCCTGCTGCTGCGCGGAGCCCTGGGCAAGACCATGGCGGCGCTGCTGGCGACCGCACCGTTCGCGCGCATGCGCAAGGAATGGGCCACCCAGCAGGCGCTGGCCGGCAAGACGGCCGAGGAAATCAAGAAGGTCGGCACCAACGGCATGCTGATGGGCCTGGCCGCAACCGAGGCCCGGAAGCTCGGCGGGGACGTGACCAACACCCGGACCCGGTTCCGGGAGCTGGGTGCGGCCGCCAAGGTGGTCGGGCAGGATACGGTGCGGGCCTTCGGCCAGCTGCCTCCCATCATGCAGCGGTTCGGGCAGTTCGCCGGCCGGGCGTTCTCGGACGTCCGCCTCGGTGCCCGCACGCTCGGGCAGGACACGCTGCGGAGCATGACCGTGGCCACCGGCGCGGTGACCCGCTTCGGGCAGGGCATGGGCAACGTCATGCAGTCGGTCCTGGCCCGGCCGATCGCCCAGGCGGCCGAGTTCCGCACGAAGATGACAACCGCGTTCGGGTACGTGGGGGGCAAGGCCAGTGCGGCCTTCGCCCCGATCTCCCGGTTCGCCCAGACGGCGACCGGGCACGTGAGTGCCCTGGCGACGGCCGCGGTCAACGCGGGCAAGGCCATGACCGGTCCGCTGCGGCGGGCCGGTGCGGGCCTGGTCGAGGCCCTCGGCGGCGGCTGGGGCATCGCCATCATGGGCGCGGTGGTGGCGCTGGGCCTGCTGGCCCAGAAGCAGGCCGAGGCTGCGGCCAAGGCACAGCAGCTGCGCGACACCCTGGATCAGGTGACCGGTGCGGCGACGGACGCGACCAACGCGTTCCTGAAGGCCGAGATCATGAACCAGCGGCAGGACGGGTTCCTTTGGATGGGCAACGACACCCGCGAGATCGAGACCCTGCGGGAGCTGAAGCTTGGGGTGGACGACGTCATCAAGGCGACCACCGACGGCGGTCCGGCGTTCGACGGGATGGTCGGCAAGCTCAGTTCCCTGGCCGATGCCCTCCATGCGGCCGGACCCCAGTTCGATGCCTACGGCAACGAAACGGCCGGCAGCCGCGAGGAGCTGAACGCCTGGGAGCAGGAGATGGGGTACGCGGCCGGCGCGGTGAACACCACCGAGGTGAAGGTGCGCAACCTGATCAGCTTCATGCAGAACAACCGCGGCACGATCTCCACGACCGGCGACGAGCTGCGGTGGGTGGCGGACCAGGCCGAAGGCGCGAAGCCGGTCATCCAGTCGTTCCAGGATGCCATGAGCGTCCTGGCGGACGACACGGCCTCGGCCGAGGAGAAGACCCGGGCCCTGAAGCAGGCGATCGACGACCTGAACGGCGTGCAGCCGGACCTGATCGACTCCCAGCGGGACTCGAACGAGGCGATGCTGGACGCGAAGGACATGTGGAAGGACGCCGAGGGCAATGTCGTCTCCTACAAGAAGGCTATCGAGAAGTCCACGGGCGTGATCAAGCTCGGTTCCCGCGAGGGCATCGAGCTGTCCCGGTCCCTGGAGAAGGTGAAGGACACCACCCTCCAGACGGCCATCAGCATGGACGCCTCGGGCGAAAGCGTCGGCAACGTCAACAAGTACCTGAAGAACCAGCGCAACGCGTGGGCCGATGCGTCCGCCGCCTCGCTGGGAGGACGGGACGTGGCGCTGCGGGTCTACGACGAGATGATGGGCGCCAACCCGGGCGAGCTGACCACGCTGATCACGGCCAACGCGGACGGCGTTCCGCTGACCGTCGAGGAGGTCAACCGGCTGCTGGGCGAGCTTCAGGGCAAGCGCACGGTCGCGGAGATCACCGCCGACAAGGAAGGCCTGGCCGGCAAGATCCTGGAGGCCAAGGGCGACCTTGACACCGTGGACGGGCTGATCGCCACCGCGTACGCGGACCTGAACCCGGACGAGCTGAACGCGAAGAAGGATCAGGTCATCGCCGCGCTGATCGAACTGGGTTTGCAGAACCCGACGGTGGGCGCGGACATGGACCCGCGGATGTTCGAGACCGAACGCCTGGTTGTGATGAACAAGATCCGGGAGCTGGGCCGGCAGAAGCCGACCCCCGAGGTGATCGCGGAGACCGCGACCGCGCAGGGCCGGCTGAACTCCATCAACTCCCTGCTGGGAATCATCGACGGCACGGTGGCCCGCACGTCCGTGGTCACCACGTACGAGACCAAGTTCAAGTCGATGCCCAAACCCCCGGGCGTGGTGGTCACCCCCGGCACCGAGGACGGCGGCATCTCGTACGGCCGGGGCGTGTACTCCAAGAAGTTCGCGCCCCAGTTCCATGCGTTTGCGGATGGCGGAATCGTCAACGAGCCGCTGGGCGGGGCAAAGATCTACAAGCCCGCCAGCCAGTACCGCATTTTTGCGGAGCCTCAGACGGGCGGGGAGGTATTTATCCCGCTCAGCGCCTCCAAGCGGAAGCGGTCCCTCCAGATTTGGCGGGAGACGGGCCGGCTGCTCGGTGCGCAGGAGTTTGCGGATGGCGGAATTTCCAATTCCTCCGGCGGTCCGACGATCAACGTGACGAACTACTACCCGGTGGCCGAGAAGACCAGCACCACCGTGAATCGGGCGCTCCAGTACGCGAGCGTCCCCGGCCTGAGCTAAGGAGCGAACGTGGCATACCCTACCTACTCGATTGCGGGCGTCGCATGCGATGACCCGTCCGGCAGGTGGGAACTGCTGCCCGGCACCAACCTGCTGCCCGCCTTTCCCGGACGTCGTGCCACAAACTGGACGATCCCTGGTTCGGCGGGCAGCCGCTCCTCGGCCTACGCGCCGGGCGAGTCGATGACCGTGTCCCTGGCCATGCGCTTCAACGCGGTCCAGGGCACGGCCGGGTCCCTTGCGTGGGGCCTGGAGGCCCGCACCAAGGCGATCACCGAGAACCTTGACCTGTTCTTCCAGACCACCGCCCTGGCCCGGTCGGGGTTCCTGGGGCTGGTGGAGATCCGCCGGCACTACTCCGCGACCGACTCGCGCGTGTGCGCCGGCCGGCTGGTGGCCTCGGCCACCCCGGAGTACGACCCGCGCTCCGACTACGCGACGCTGACCCTGATCTTCGAGGTGCCGTCCGGGCTGTGGGCGAGCCCGTCGTTCACCACGACCCTGGCCACGATCACGACCACGGGACAGGCCGTCAAGGTCAAGGTGCCCGCGGGCACCGCCCCGGCGATGGACAACGTGATCGCCCTGAAGGGCCCGTTCACGTCCGCGTACGGTTCGCGCGTCACGATCACCAACGGCCACGGCGCCGGCTTCAAGCTCGGCGTGAAGGGCAAGTCCCTGGCCGCCCCGTCCGGCGGGTGGCTGCTGATCAACACCAACACGTGGCGGTACGGGGTGAGCATGGCCGCCACGGCGGCCGCCATCGACTGGGCCTGCCCCAAGCCCGGCAGTGGGCTGATCGAGCCCCGGGAACGGCCCATGGGCAGTGCGCTGACCATCCTTCCCGAGCAGGAATCGGGCGTGGGCTGGGTGCACGTGAACAGCCACGTGGCGAACCTCCAGGTCGCCATCCGGTCCCGCAGGATGTGGTACTAGATGGAGGGCACGGGCGTTGGCCAGGAATACGACCTGGCGCTGCTGGCCTACGAGCCCGGCGGGGACCCGCTGGGCTGGATGCCGCACCCGCTGAAGCTGGACGTCGGCGTCCCCTGGTGCGACGTGAGTTCCCTGGTCTTCGAGTATCCGAAGGACTCCCCGGGTGCCGAATGGGTGATCGGCCAGTCCGGCGGCTTCGAGATCGCGGTCATGGTCTGGGAGGCCGTGTCCGGGGAGTGGATCGAACCGCCCAACCACCGTTTCGTGGTCCTCCAGTGGGAGGACGACGTCGTGGACGATACGAACACGATTCGCTTCACCTGTCCCGGCTACGCCTGGCTGATGTCCAAGCACTTGATTCTGAAGGGCAAGAAGGACGACGCCCTGAACAAGGTGGAGGAGGATGCGAAGAAGGAAATGGACGACGCCAAGTCCGAGATGGATTCGGCGCAGTCCTCCCTCAATTCGGTCCTGTCCACGGTGCGTTCGACGTTGAAGTACAAGGGTGGCGCGTACGCGCTGGCCAAGTTCCCCAAGACCGTGAAGTCCGGGAAGAAACAGGTTAAGCCGAAAAATAAATCCATTCTTTTTCACACGTCACGGCACAAGTTCTATTGGTATAAGAGTGCCGATTCAAAATGGTATTTGTTGACCCAGCCGGGGGCGACGTCCAAGATCGGGGATGCGACCACCAAGGCGTCCGCCCTGGCCGGGAAAACGGCCGTCTACAACGCCAAAAAGAAGTCCTACGACAAGGCCAAGTACAACGCCCGGGAGGCCACCAAGGCCGGCAAGCGTCCCATGGTGGACACGACCGCCGGCTGGGCGATCAAGCGCCACTGGGAGGAGTCCCAGGCCCGTGGCGGGTCCCGGCTGAAGGGCATGGGCCGCACGTTCAACGGCACCTACGCGACCGGGAAGAACAGCTCCGGGAAATTCCACCGCAAGTGGAAGGAACGCTTCGACGTCGACCTGACCATCGGCATGAGCATCCTGGACCTACTCCTGGAGCTGACCAAGATGGGCGTGTGCGAGTGGCAGATGCGCGGCCGGCAGCTGGACATGTTCCGGCCGGGCGACTTCAACGTGGACGTCTCCGACGTCGTGGGCCTGCACCTGGGCCGTGACCTGACCGAGGCGCCGGACAAGGCGTCCCGCCATGAATACGCAAACTATTGGGTAATTCGCGGCGAGGGAAATCTCAGTTTCGGGATGAAAGCAACCGGAGATGTTGACCCCGGCATGGGCTGGGGCACCTGGGAGAAGGCGCTGACGGCGTCGGGTGCGAAGAAGACGGCGGACGCGAAGAAGATGGCGCTGAAGGAGGCCAAGGGCACCCTGAAGCGGATCAAGCTCGAATCCACCCGCGGGCTGATCGTGCACGCGGAGGCGCCCCGTCCGATGTTCGACTACCTGCCCGGCCAGACGATCCGCGTGTACGGCGCGGACGGCGAGATGCAGCGGGTGCGGGTGATGCAGATCACCCTGACCCGGGAGCCGGGCGGCTGGGTGTCGGGCAACCTGGTGCTCGATGACAGGTTCCTGGCCACCGCACTGAACTTCCGCAACAGCCTCGCGCTCACGTTGGGCGGCTACGAGAAGACGCTGGGCGGCGGGACGGTGCCGATGCTGCCGCCTCCCCCGGACTCGGTGGACCCGGTGGTCCGCGAGACGGCCGTGAGCGTGGTGGTTGGTGCCCGTGCGGGCATCAACGAGGCCACCGGGCATGCGGCCACCATCCTGAACATCGCCTGGACCCCTCCGGGTGAGGACGCGTTTGTGCCCGAGGAGCCCGAGGACGAGCCGGGCGATGAAACCGATGCCGGGGAGCTGATCCCGGACTACTAAACCTGTGAGGGGTTCCCCGTGTTTGATGAACTGCCCGACGACCTGCTGGGCTACGTCCCGACAGCCGAGGACCTGACGGACGACTACGGGGACCTCACGCCGGACCCCGCGTCCGTCCCGGACGGGTCTCCGTTCCTGGCCGAACCGACGGGGGACCCGGTGGACGGGGCCGCCGTGGCGGCGGAGGAGGTCCTGTCCCCTCCCGGGTTGGGCATTGCCGGGGTGCAGGAAACCACGGCCCGAACCCCCGTTCCCCTGTTCTACGCCCTCGGTGACCATGTCACGTTGGAGGCGTCGGACGACGAGCTGGACGATGACGATGACCTGTATGCGGCGTCGGCCGTGCCGCCGGAGGCGGATGCCTGGGACGCGGTCCCGGAGGGGCCGGCGTCGCCGGCGTTGCCGGATCTCCCGACCGAGGCCGAAACGCTGGGCGCGCTTCTGGACACGGATTTCCTGGTGGAGAACGAGACCGGAGTCGTGGCCCCGGACGTGGACAGGGATGCGCCGGCCACCTATGAGGTGCAGGGGCGGATCGCCGACGGCGTCTGGTCCACCCTGGCGACGGTGCCGGGTGATGACCTGGATGCGGAGCTGCTCGGGTTGCCGGCCGGCGAGAGCTGGGCGTTCCGGGTGCGGGCCGTGTTCCCGAACGGGGAGGCCGGCGACTGGTCGGCCGAGACCCCCCTGGACCTGCCCATGGACCTGCTGGCCCCGCCGGTGCCCAGCACCCCGGTGGTGAACGGGGAGCGGGGCGTGGCGACCCTGTACTGGGACGGCCTGGGCGTGGGCGGAGCCCCGCAGCCGGCCGACTACAAGCACACGGTGGTGTGGCGCAGCGCCTCGGGCCTGACGGGCACGTGGACGGCCGCGGGCCTGCTGTTCGGCAAGGGGTCGCTGATCTTCACCGACGTGCCCTACAACGACGACACCTGGTTCTCGCTCAGTTCCAGGGATCTGCACGGCAACGAGTCGACCCGCAGCGCCGCGGACAGCGTGACCCTGACGCCTTTGGTCAGCGCCCCGGACATCGCCGACGGCATCATCACCTCGGCGTCCGGGGACTACCAGATTGCGTTCAGCTTCGCGGAGCCCACGCCGCCGGCGGGCGGCTGGGCCATCGGCGACCATTGGTACAAATATGACACCCCGGACCCGCTGACGCAGAAGGTGGCGGACTGGTTCCGCTGGACGTCCACCGGTTGGGTGCAGATGCAGTGGGGTGAGGAGTTCCTGCCGCAGGTGAATATCGGCAGTGGCACGTATTCGGACCTGGACGGCGGACGCATCAAGGCCGGCTCGGTGGAGGCGGACCGGATGGTCGCCAACACGTTCAAGGGGTACACGTTCACCGGCACGGTTTTCCAGACCGACGATCTCCCGAATGTCGGCATGAAGATGTACGCCGACGTGGAGGGCGGCGGCGGCCTGGTCGCCTTCGATTCGACCGGGGAGCAGTACTTCCGGATCTCCTCCGACCTGGAGGAGAACACGATCGGCATCTACGGCCAGGAGGCCGACACGGACGGGGTGAAGTCCGGGCCGACCGAGTACCTGGCCGGCATGGCGTCCACCGGCGCCCTAACCGGACAGAGTTTGGCGGTGGCCGGGGATGCCCGCATCGACGGGCTGGTGGTCATCAACGGGGACCCGCTGACCACGGCCCACAACGGGTTCGAGTCCAGCGGCGACTGGGGTCCGGTGATGAACGGCCGGTCCCTGCTGGGCCCGACGTTCACCCGGTACGTGGATCAGCACCCGAACATGTCCGACAACAACAGTTGGATGACGGTGGTCCCGCACGGCGTGATCGCCAACGGGTGGCGGGAGCAGGCCACGGCCTGGACCTGGTCCGGCACCGGCGGGGACCTGCACTACCGCATCCCCCTGACGGTGACGGCCAATTTCCTGCCCGGCCGCATGTACCAGATCACGTACCGGACCCCGGCCATCCGGGAGACCGGAACCCTGGGTACCGGGAACGTGGGTGCGGCGCATGTGCGCCGTTCGGCCTCGGGCGGGGTGGTCACGGCCGGCGACGCCAGCCCCACGGTGAGGGGCACCCGCATGTACCTGCCGCGGGGCGGCAGCCACACGGTGGCGTCCATGACGACGGTGGTCCGCTGTCCCGAAGACGTCCCCCAGGGCAAGGTGATGTTGGGCGTGGAGGTGTATGTCTACGAGGATTTCACCGCCGAGTCCACCACCACCACGGACGCGAACCGGTGGGAGATCGGGGTCATGGACCTCGGGGTGTCGCGGCTGTCCAACGACGGCCAGCTGGTGGACCTGCAAAAGCAGTCGGCCACGACCACGGGCACGTCCACGCCCGCGCCGGACGAGCCGGAGCGCATCGTCAAGACCTGGAACTACGGGTCGGGCTGGTGGAACAAAACGTACCGGGGCAACGGCACGTCCAACAGCTTCTACGACGGCAAGCCGGCGCAGGGCTACAGCCCGTACGCGTCCGGCAACGGCCGCAGCCGGGCGCTGATCAAGTTCCCGGACACGGTCAGCTCGACGCTGTCCACCAAGACCGTGAACAAGGTGGAGGCCTACGTCTACGTGGCCCACACCCACTACAACTCCGGCGGCACGATCAACATCTCGTCCTGGCCGAACAACAACACCACGGACACGGATGCCGCGCCGTCCAGCTACGGGACGGCGTCCACCACGAACACCAAGAGCGTGGCGATGAAGAAGCCGGAAGGCCGGTGGATCACCCTCCCCACGTCGTGGCACGCGGGCATCAAGTCCGGCACCATCAAGGCGTTTTCGCTCGGTGCGACCAGTGACGACCCGAAATTCTACCTGTACACCACTGCGGCCAAGACCCGGATTCGTGTCACGTATACCGCCTAGCCAACTGGAGATCCCATGGCCGAAACCACTTCCGATTACCTGAAGATTTCCCGCGCGCTGGACGGCGACGACTGGTGGGGTGCCCGCCTCTCGATCGCCCTGGAGCTGCATGGGATGGAGGACAGCCGGGCGAACCGGCTGGCCATCACCAGTGCGGTGGTCGCCAGCATTTCCGTGAACGAGGCCGGGGCGGTGGTGACGTCGGCCGTGACGGACACCCAGATCGACACGGCCATCACCGCGCTGGGCGCGGGCGCCTGATGGACCCGCAGCTGGCCGCCACGATCGCCATGGTCTCGGGCCTGTTCGGGGCCGGCGGCCTGGCAACCATCGTGGTTGCCCTGATCAACAAGCGGCCCTCCCCCTTCGACCAGCTCCTGGCTGTCTTCACCCTGCTACAGGCCCAGAACACCCGCATGGAGGCCAAGTTGGGCGAGGTCCACGGGATGGCCCTGGAGTTCCGCGACTACGGCCTGGCCTGGGAGGAGTGGCATGCCGCCGGCATGCCCGACCCGCCGGGCAAGCCTCCCCGCCCCAAGTTCACGCTCCCCCAATAACACTCGCACAAACCTGGAGGCCTGGTGGCAAATCCAACTAACGCAACCTACTGCAAGGTAACGGGCCGGTTCCGCACTTTCGTTGCGGACGGCGCGGACTCGGATGACATCCCCGACTTCGTCGCGCTGACCGGTACCGGCTCGATCACGATGAACGCCAACCACGCCCGCAACACGGGCGCGGGGGCGAAGGAGTTCTACCTGCCCTCGGAGATCCCGGTGATCGTGGACGGGCAGGGCCTGCTGACCCATAACGGCAACCCGTACGTGATGCTGCTGGCTCCGGCCAGTGATGTGGTGCCGACGAACTTCAACTACACCATCAGTCTGACGCTGACCGCGTCGGGTGAGACCGTTCCGCGCCGTTTCGGCCCGTACCCGTTCAACGTGGTCTCGGGCGGGGTGATCGACCTGGCGGACGCCCTGCCGGTGCCGTCCAACAGCGGGGTTTGGGTGACCAAGGGCGAACCGGGCGAGGTGTCCGACGCGAACGTGGCGGCGGTGGTTGCCGCGAACGCGAGTGCCGCGACCGCGATCGACACGATGCTGAACACCCGCAACACGGTGAACAGCTCCGCTTTCGCGACCGCCCTGAAGACGTGGGTCACGGCCCAGATCACCGCCGCCACCGGCGGCGCGTCGGTCACGGATGCGACCATCGCGGGCATCGTGGATGACGCGCTGACCTCGGCGGCCATCGACACCATGCTGAACGCGAAGAACACGGCGAACACGAGTGCGTTCGCCACCGCCCTGAAGACCTGGGTGAGTGGACAGATCACCACGGCCGTGGCCGGGGTGGTGACCACCGTGACGGCGGCCAATGCGGCCCCGCTGACCACGCTGACCGTGACCAAGTCCGCCGGCGTGTGGCCGGCACGGCCCACGTCCCGCTCGGACATCATCGTCCAGTGGAAGGGGGCCGACCCGAGCCCGGCGATCGTGTCCACCGGGACGGGCGGGATGCGTGACAACATCGACATCCGGCTGGTGACGCCTTGAGCCCCATCACCTACAAGCATGCGGTGGGCGGCGCCCTGGTGCGCCGCACGGCGTCCAACCCGCGGTCCTCCCTGGTGCCGGGCACGTACAAGCCGGACAACACGAACACCGGCCATGTCGGCGTGAGCCTGCCCAAGCAGGGCACCACGTCCACCACGACGGTGGTCTTCGGCACCGCGGGCGCGGTCTACGAGAACCTGGAAATCTACGGGGACATCCGGATCACGGCGGCGGACATCACGATCCGCAACTGCTACCTGCGCGGGGGGTCCCACAAGCCCGGCGGCGCGAGTGCGGTGATCGACTGCAACAGTGCGGCCGTGTTCAACCTCCTGGTGGAGGACTGCACGATTGACCCGCACGTGCCGTCCGTGAACCGGGACGGAATGGTGGGCCACGAGTACACGGCCCGCCGGGTGCGGGTGAAGAACACGATCGACGGTTTCGGCGTGTTCCAGACCGACAAGGTCGCGGCCGTCACGGGCATCAACGATGCGAACGTGACCGTCGAGGGCTGCTACACGTCCGACCTGGCGTACTTCTACCCGGACTACAAGGTTGGTTCGAGCGGTGCGACCTGGCACACGGACGGCACCCACAACGACGGCCTCCAGATCCAGGGTGGCGGGAACATCCACGTCATCGGGAACTACTTCGAGATGTCCGGGCACAAGGGGCCCGGTTCGCTGGACAGCCCCACCAAGCCGTGGATGCACACGATCGGGCACGCGAACGGCAGTGGCACGATCATCCAGGGCAACGCCGACGCGACCCCCCTGGGCCCGAACGTGGTGGTGGAGAAGAACTGGTATTGGGGCGGCCTGTGCCACCTTCAGCTCCAGCCGGGCACGTACGCGGTGAAGAACAACAAGCACAGCCGGGTGACGGCCAAGCGCCCCGCGGGCGCCGCCGGCGAGGCCTGGTCGGGTACCTGGATCATCGCCACGTCCACGGCCTACGCGACGGACACGATCGTTGACGGCATTTTCACGGGCACCCCGTCCTCCGTCTGGGAGGACGACGGGACCCTGCTGGTGCAGCCTGCGGCCAGCGGTATCCGCATCGGCTGGGCCTAAGGAGTCTAAATGCCTTCGATCATCAACACCCTGGAGGGCGTGCCGCTGGGCACGACCCTCACCACGACCAACTCGGGCGGCACGTCGGGCAACGCCGCCAATACGGTGACCCTGTCCACGGGTTCCACGATGGAAGCCACGTCGTTCCGCACCGGCCACGGGTCCCGGTCCCTGACCATGATCCACGCCTCCGGCGGTGCGGCGCACCGCGTGCTGTGGAACTTCGCGGAGGCCGGGCGCCTGGTGTTCACCACCTATTTCCTGGCGGAGACCGTCCCGACGGTGGTCGACGACGTGATGGCGGTGCGCAACGCGACGGGCACCATGTGCGTGCTGGGTATCGGCGCGGACGGGAAGCTGGTCATGACCAACGCGGCCGGCGCGGGCATCAGCGCGTCCCGCGCGACCAACGCGATCCCGGCCGACACGTGGCTGCGCCTGGAGGTGGAGGTCCAGAAGGGCACCACCACCACGGACGGGCTTATGGGGTACCGCTACTTCGTGGGCGAGTCCACCACCCCGGTGTTTTCGTGGACCAGCTCGGTACAGAACACGGGCACCACCAACTCGGCGTCGGTGTACCTGGGCCGGTCCACGGGCCGCGCGCAGACGTGGACCGTGTACTACGACTCGATGCAGGCGCAGACGCTGACCAGTGGGTGGATCGCCCCGTACGTGGCGGCGAACCTGGCCCCGACCGCGGTTGCGGGTTCGGGCGGGTCCGGCATCCTGCCCGGTACCGTGATCACCCTGACCGGGTCCAACTCGACGGACAGCGACGGGACGATTTCCTCGTACAGCTGGGCGCAGACCGGTGGTCCGACGGTGGTCCTGACCGGCAGCGGGGCGGTGCGCACGTTCACGGCCCCGGCCGTGGCCGGGGGGACGAACCTGGACTTCACGCTGACCGTCACGGACAACAGCGGGGCAACCGGCACCGACAGCGTGTCGTTCTCGGTACTGTCCCCGGGCGGCACCAGCACGCAGGTGCAGAACACGTTCGACGGCGGCATGAGCGGGTCGGACATCACCCCCGCCAACTCCGGCGGCGGGTCGGGTACGGCGTTCGACTACACGGAGACCACGACCGGCGGGTCCATCAAGTTCACGACCACGGCCGCGCACGGCGGCAAGGCCATGGTGGCCGCCGGCAACGCCGGCAAGGGGTTCGTGCAGTGGTCGGTCGGTTCGACCAAGAAGCTGACCGGCCGGTTCTACGTCCGGTACCCGGCCCTGCCGACCGCGTCCAACAACGTGGTCATCTACCGGTCCGAGGCCGCGCAGGCGGCCGGGATCATCTGGCACACCACGGGCAAGCTCCAGGTGACCGGCGCCGCGGGTTCCTCGATCCACGACACCCCGGTGCTGACCACCAACGCCTGGTACCGGGTGGAGTTCGCGGTGGAGATCGGCACGACGACCGCCAACTCCAAGGTCTGGTTCGGGCTGTACTCGCTGGATTCGACCACGGCCGTGGACACGTTCACGTCCACGACCGAGAACCTGGGCATCGACCCGATGGTGCTGATGCGTTTCGGCAAGATCGACAACGCCGGCAACAACACTTTCTACTTCGATTCCGTGACCTACGACCCCACCAGCACGTCGCTGTTGGGCCCGCACGCGCCGCTGGCGGTCCCGCCGATCGCCAATGCCGGGTCGGGTGCGAACAACGTGGAACCGGGCACGACCTTGTTCCTGAACGGCACAGCGTCCACCGACCCGGACGGCACGATCGCCTCGTTCGCGTGGGCGCAGACGGCCGGTGAGACGGTCACGATCACCGGCACCGGGGCGACCCGGACGGTCATCGCCCCGCCCACGGTCACGGGTACGGTGCTCGGCTTCGAGCTGACCGTCACCGACGGGGACGGTCTGACGTCCACGGCCACGGTCGCGTACACGGTGCTGCCCGCGTCGGAGCGTGTCGTGCTCGGCGGCGTGGAGGTCGCGGTGGTCTTCCGCGACGTGTCCGGCGGCATCGAGAAGTAACCAACCACCAGGGCGGCCCCCGATCTTCGGGGGCCGCCTTTCCCCTGCCCAAGGAGGGCACCATGACCTATTACCTTGCCCCGTCGCTGGTGAAGCTGCGGGATCAGATCGACAGCCGCTGGCCCAAGCGCGACAAGGCGTCGGACGGGTGGATCGGCGACGCCAGCCACCAGGCCACCAAGTCCGACCACAACCCGGATTACGCGAACGGCGGGATCGTGCGGGCCATCGACGTGGACGAGGACGGCATCGACACCGCCGTGGTCCTGGAGGCGGTGCTGCATGACCCGCGCGTGTCCTACGTCATCTACGAGGGCCGCATTTGGGGCGGCACCCGGTGGCGCCCGTACACGGGCCTGAACGCCCACGAGAAGCACATCCACATCAGCCTGAAGCACACCAAGGCGGCCGAGCAGGGGCACGCGTGGACGCTGGCCCTGCCGACCGTGACCGTCAAGCCGGCGGCGGTCCCGAAGCCGGCGGCCGCGAAGCCCGCAACCGGGATTGGGAAGAAGCAGACGGTGCACCTGCCCAGGACCGCCACCGTCTGGGGAGTCTACCGGGTTGGGGCCCGGCCGGTGGCCAAGAACGTGTTCGCGTACCTCGCGCCGGCCCGGTACAACGGCATGACGTACACGATCAAGGGCTGGACGGTTCCCGGGCAGGTCGCGTTGATCGACACCCAGAAGTGGGGCCGGGTGCAGATCTACGTGGCCAAGGGCAGCGGGGCGGTGATCAAGGATGTCTGAGCACGTGGCGGATGACCGTGACCGGTACGCGGACGCCCTAGACAGGGCGTGGCGCAGTTTCAAGCAGAACATCCTGATCGACGCCCTGGTGACCGTCGGCGCCGGCCTGACCGTACTCCTGGGGGAGGCGCCCGTGACCAGTCTCCAGTTCTGGTCCGCGGTCGGGGTGCTGGTCATCAAATCCGTGCTGGCCTCCACGGCCAGCTACCTTCACCGGCTGAAGGGCACGGGCGGGGTGTCCGCGCTGAAGGGCGGAACCCGCGGCGGATAGCCCTTGCGGCATCCGGCATGGGTGCTACGCTTGACATGGTTCCTTTGGTTAGGTTACCAGCAGGCTACGGTGTCCGCCGGGTACCCGCCAGCACCGTAGTCCGCACAGCGAAAGCCCCGGCTTTCCCGAGCCCCTAGTTGCAAGGGGCGTCCTGGTCTGGTCACTCAGCTCAGGGAAGGGAAAGGTTCCGGGGCTTTTTGCTGTTTCTGGTAGGCTGGCCGTGCAGTTTCCTTGCTGCCAGGTAAAGCGAAAAGGCCCCCAGCCTTTACCAACTCCGGCTCCTCCCGGAGGACGATTGGGGGCCTTTTTGCTGTCGGTGCTACGCTGTTCGGGTTCACCTTGGTCGGTGACCAATCTAAAGCCCCCAGCTCTCCCCCTGGATTCCTCGGACGGACTCCAACCCCGCTTGGTCGCGGGCGGGGACAGCTGGGGGCTTCTTTTTGTGTTAAGCTGGCCGCGTGAGGCCCCTGGCCGACCACCCCCCATAGCAAAAGCCCCCCGGAAACGGGGGGCTTTTGTTGTTTCCGGCTCGGGATCAGCTCAGCTGGAGTGCGTCCACCACGAGTAGCGGTGGCGGGTGAAGATCGCCAGCCGGAACGTCAGCGCCACCAGCACGGTGATGCCGTAATGGATGCCAGCCTCCGGGATCAGCAGGGCCGCCAACAGCCACAGCATCCCGGCGATGAACGCCTGGTGCAGGACCATGAAGATCAAGGCCGCGGCCAGGTCCAGGCCGCCCGTTTCCGGGCGGACGATCTTGACGGGGATGACCTCGTCCTCGTCGTCGGGATCGGTCGGGATGGAGCCGGGGGTTGCGGTGCTATAAACGGTCATTGGGCCTCCTCAGGCTATGCGGTTTCGATGTCGACCTGGTACGGGACGCTGCCCATGTTCAGCCGGTGGGTGATGGTGTCGATGGCCCGTTCGACCCGCTTGTACGCGGCCGAGCGGACGTCGTGCGCCTCCCCGAGCGCGTACTTGCCGAACAGCAGCCGCTGCGTTTCCAGCGGCAGCTCCTTCACCGCGATGGTCACGTCCATGCGCCCCTCAATGTCGGGGCACCCGTCGACCTCGGTCCACACGCATTCCTTCAGCAGGGCGCTGACCATGGGCGGGATATAGACGTAGGCGCCGGAGAAATACATGTAGTCCAGGCGTTCGCGGAGCATGATGTCCCGGGCGGCGGTGATGGCCAGGGACCGGATACCCGGTTCGGAGAACCGGGCGATCGAGTCCATGCGGGAGTAGAAGAACAGGAACAGCTCCTGCTCCAGGTCCTCCCGGGTGGTCGTGGTCGACTGCCGGTGCTCGCGCTTGGCGACCGAACGGACGATGTCGCCGTACAGTTCGGCGAACACCGCATTGCGTTCGGCCCGGGAGGCCCGGGACAGGGCCGTGGCGGCGGGGGCGTCGAGTTCCAGGAGGACGGCGTCCAGGTCCAGGTCGAGTTCTTCAGGGCTAGACAATGGAAAAATCCCTGGCCTTTCCTTGTTCGGTGGTGAAGATCAGGGCGCCCGGGGCGCCCACCTCGCCGGTCTTGTTGACCCACCACTGGCTGCGGGATTCCTGCGCCGGCGCCATGATGGCGGTGCGCTGCCCCTTGGTGTCCAGGTGGAAGTGGTGAGAATGGGCGTGGAGCATGACCGTGGCCTGGTGCGCGTCGGACCCGCCGAACGCCTGCCCCTTCCACCACTCCCAGTGCTTGCCGGGCCTAAACTGGTGACCATGCAGATGGACAAAGACGGTGCCATTAACATCCATCGTTACGGTGAGTTCGTCCGTACGGGGGACCACAGTTTCTACGTGACCGTAGGCGGCGCTGTTCAGCAGCATGGCGTCCTGGACGGCGACCAGCGCGTCCACGGCGAAGCTGTCATCGAACCGGGTCATTGGTTCACGCGTGGCCTCGTCGTGATTTCCCGGGACACTGACGGCGGTTACCCGTTCGGCCAGGGGCGCGAACTGGTCGATGGTGTAGAGCATCAGCCGGCGGGTGAGCCGCAGCTGCTCGGTGAGGGTTAGTTCGGTCCGCCACGCGAGCCGCCCGCCTTGGGACACGAACCCTTCGATGCAGTCTCCCAAAAAAGGGAGGTGGACAAACGGCATTGGGCGTAGACGACGCAGGGCGCGATACTCGGCTGCGGCCTGATCGATGGACCGGACAATGCGATCGACAGTGCCGCTAGTCCCGTCTCCGTCACCTTTTCCAAGCTGGAAGTCACCTTGCGCGAGTACGAAAGTGCCGCCACCGCCTGACTCAGCCGCAGGGCGGCTCGGGCCTCGTCGTCTGCGGACAAGTTTGAGGAGGTCATCAATGTTCTGCCCTTCCCCGCCGATCAGGCGGGCGTTGAAGCGCCGGGACACCAGCACCTGGATGCCGGTCTTGGTTTGCGCGTCCCACTCCCGGTGGTGGACGTCCCCGACGATGGTCCACCGGTCGGGGTCGAATCCGGCGTCCTTCAGCATCTGCCGGTGGTCCGGGTCGACGCCCGTGAGGGTTCCGCGGGTGATGCCCACGCCCACACTGCCGACGACTTCCCGTCCGGCCTGCCAGCCGGTGGGGGCCTGCCGTTGGACGGCGGCCAGCTCGGTTGCCTGCTGGGTGGCCAGCAGCTCGTTAAGACTCAAAGGCCAACCTTCCCTCGCGCAGCTTGCGGCGCAGGTGGTTGACCTGGGAGGCGTTTACCGCAATGCCGAGGTCCTGGAGGGCCTGGGCGATGGCCGGGGCGCTGAAGGCCGGGTTCGGCAGCAGCTCCCGGAACGCCGCGCGTTCCTCGGGGCTGAGCACCTGGTCCAGGGCCTCGATGATCCGGTCCCGGTGGATCACGGGCCGGGGGCCGTCCTGAACCAAACTCACCAGACTCACTAGGACTCCCGCCGGTGGTCGGAGACCAGCGTCCGGGCCAGGGAGTCCACCAGCGGGATCAGCTCGCCGATGCCCTGGTTGTTGTGGATCGTTTCGTCCGTCTTGATCCGGTCGACCCCGGTCTCGGACGGGTGGACGTCCTTCTCGGTGCGCAGCGGGCGGTGCACCCGCCACAGCCGGCCGCTGAACTTCTCCCCCGGGACGGTCGCGTAGTGGTCGTCCTCGGTGACGCCCTTCTTCACGAAGTCCGCCTCGTTGGGGAACCGGACGTCCGGGATCACAATGCGGGCGTCAGGGGCCTGGTACATGAGGTTGTCGGCGACGGCCCGCACCCAGAATCCGGGGTCCAGGGCCCGGATGCAGTCAGTGCCGAGCACCTGGAGCAGCCGCCGGTACTCCGGGAAGTGCTCCTTAATGTCATCCTCGGTGAGGCCCTGCCCCTCGGCCTGGGTCAGGCGGATGCCGCCGTCCCACGCCTCGATGTAGGGGTCCAGGACCCGGAGCATGTCCTTCAGCTGGGCGGCGAAGGACAGCTTCACGAACCCGTGGCGCTGCACCAGCAGGTCCGCGAGCGTATCCTTGCCGGAACGGGAGTACCCCAAGATCCCCACTACAATCATTCTTTGTACCTTTCGAGGTAGTCGGCGGCCGCGCGGAGCAGGGCCGGGTCGTGGTCGAACAGGCCGATGCCGAGGTTATGCCGGGAGCACAGCAGCCCTCGGTTTTCGCCGGTCAGGTGGTCGTGGTCAACGGACAGCCGCCTCGGCGCGTCGCTCCCCGACGTCACCGTTTCCAGCTCCATGCAAATGGCACAAACGCCCTCCTGCTCGGCCAGCTTGGCGGCGTACCACTGCGCCGTTACGCCGTAGTTCGCCTTCAGGGTCGCCCTCCGACGGGAGGCCCTGTTGAGTTCGGGGTGCCGCTGCACGTAGCCGAGGTAGTATTCCTTGGCCTTCTCAGGTGTCCGCGACGAGTTCCCCTGCCGCTGGTCCCGGGTGCAGGTCTTGCAGGCGGACGTGAGGCCTGTCGAAGTCCTGACGTCGGTGTGAAACGCGGAGACCGGCAGCCAAGCTTTGCACCTGGAGCACTGTTTCCTGCCGTCAACGATGGGCGTTTTGGCAACCACGCGGACCACCTTTTCCCTGGCTAGATAACCGGTGAAATGTGGGCTCATTATGCGCCGCCCTGACCGGGGGTCCCAAGGTATTCCAGTTCTTCGGTGGCCACGGGGACGATGTCCGCGGCCGTGATGCCGTCAGGGTGGATGCCCGGCGGGTACCAGGGGCCCGCCGGCGGCGGGCAGGTCTTCCGCAGTGACGGGAAGTACACCCCGTAGCGGGGCTGGGTGACCGAAAGGGCCCCTGACCTGGACGTGAAGTGGGGCATCGGCGGATAGACCCGAATAATCGTGCCCACGAGGCCTTCCGGCAGGAGCCGGCCGAGCGGTTCCCTCAGCTGCACCAGATCCCCGGGATCGAAAATGATGGACATGGCTAGAGCCTCACCTTCAGGTGCTCCAGCAGGGCCTGCGGCCCGTGCTCGACGGTGAACGAATTGACGTCGTGGGAATCCGGAAGCAGGCGGATTGCCGGCCCCGGCACCTGCTCGGCGACCTTCTCGGCGAACTTCTGCCCCTGGCCCTTGTCGTCGTTGTCGGCCAGGATCATGACCTTCTCGTACCCCTCGAAGATCACCGCGTAGTGGTCCATCCAGTTGCTGACCCCCGGAATCCCGACGGCCGGCAGGCCCGCCTGACAGGCGGTCATGGTGTCGATCTCCCCCTCGCACACCACGATCCAGGAGCTGGGCACCGTGAACTGGTGCACGTTGAAGATCGAGATGTCCGAGCCCTTGGGCTGGAGGTACTTGGTCCGGGCCTCCCCGGTGACATCCCGGAAGCGCATGCACACCGGGCCGGCGGCCGTCAGGTACGGGATTGAGATGCGGCCCCGGTACATGTCATCCGATGCGTCGGGGCGCACGACGGCGCCCAGCAGGAACCTCTCGATCGTCGCCAGGCTCAGGCCCCTGGCCGAGACCAGGTAGTCGAGCTGGTCGGACCCGGACGGCGACAGGAGCTGCTCGTGGTACTCCAACATCCTTGAAGCCAGTGATTTCCGCTCCGCGGGCGACAGCTCCGGCATAGTCCAGTCCTTCTTTCAGCCTGATCAGGTCGATGGCGTCCCCGTACACGTCGCACGCGAAGCAGCGGAACGCCTGCTTCTGCTCGTTGAACGTGGCGCTGGCGCGCGTCTCCTCGTGCAGGACGCAGCGGATCTTGACCCACCCGCCCCGCTCGGGGAGGTGGTCGGCCCCGTAGTGCTCCAGGACCGGCTTGATCGGGATCTTGCTCACGGGCCCCAGTCCCTCAGCAGGACGACAAGGTCGTCCACGGTCATGAGGACCCACTGGGCCCCCGGTGCGGTGGTGCCCCGACGTTTGGCGATGACGATCCCGGCGGCCGCCCCCGAGTTGTCGCGTTCGGCGTGTGCCTCCGCAACCCATTCGGCCGCCTTGATCTGCCCGCCGTAGTTCTTGCATTCCACGGCGATCTGCCAGCCCACCGACGTTTCCACGTTGGCGATGTCCCCCTGGTCAAGGGCCCCGGTCCGGACCTTGCGGTCGATGAACCGGGACACGTTGACCCGGAGGTAGTCGGCCTGCTCCCGCTCGAAGCGGGACCCCGCCTGCTTGGCCGAGGCCCGGCTACGCGCCAACCTGGCCCGCCCGGGGAAGGGGACGCTCCAGCTGCCGCCAGGCGGCCACGAAGAACTCGCGGATGGTCCGGAACTGCTGGGCGTCGTCGGCGAAGTCCACCCACTGGGCCGTGTCGGAGTGCTCGTGGGCCAGGTTGTGTGCGCCGATCACGGCGGCGGCGCACATGGTGGCCAGCTCCTGGACGTCCTCCAGCGTGAGGGTCAGGGCGACCACCCGCTGCGGGTAGTCGCCGGTGAAGTCGACCTGGTACTCGGCATCGAACATGATCCCGGTTCCACTCAATTCACCATTTCCTGATTCCATGATTCCCGCCTTTCACCATTTCCTGATTTCATCCGTTGAAGCTCATGCGGCCGAGGTCGGCCGCGATCGGGAAGTGGCTGTACCCCGAGGGGTCGGCGATCCCGTTGCGGTTCTTCACGATCGACATGTTCAGCCACCCCTCGGCGCCCCGGTGCAGGGTCCCGACCCAAATCGGGGTCTTCCCGACCTTGCCCCGGAGCCCCGAAAGGGGGATCGGCTTGTTGCCGTCCTCCGCATCCCCGACGACGTGATGCAGGGCGAGAATCGCCGCGTTCGTGTCCTTGGCCAGCTGCGCCAGGAACTCGCACGTTGATTCCAGCGCCTGGTACTCGTTCTCCCCGTCGGAGAAACAGTTCTTCAGGTTGTCGACCACCACCACGGCCGGGTACTCCCCGTACACGGTGCGATGGGCCAGCATCCCGTGAAGGATGTACTTCTGGTCCGGTGCGCTGTCGTAACGCCAGCGCATGTGCGCCGTCGCCCGGTTTACGGTGGCCTCGATGCCGGCGGCGTTGCCGTCGCGCAGCAGGCGCGCCACCTCGTTCTGTTCCCAGCCGGTGGCGATGGCGGCCCCCCGCTTGAACATCGTTGCGGCGTCGGAGTCGGCCGAGAAGTACAGCGTGTGGTCCACGTTGCCCCTTCCGTCCCCGACCTGCGTCATGTATTGGGCGATCGCCGATTTCCCTGTGCCGGGCCCCGCGGCCAGGAGATGCAGCCCCGACCTGCGGATTTCGGCTCCCCTCACCGCCAGCCCGTGGAACGGGGTGTGGATCGGTTCGCCGGCCGACAGGTTCTTGCGTCTCCCTTGGCTAAGGGTGAGCACCTACTAGCGGACGAAGGCCCAGAACTTGTGGGTCCCGGCCTGGAGCCCCGGGTGGTTGGGGTTGTCCGTCTTCTCGGTCAGGTGCTGGGTGGCCTGGGCCGGGCGCGGATCGGCCCACGCCTTCCAGCTGCCCTTGTCGATCCACTTGGCCTCCTGGCCAAGCACGATCGGGACACCCGGACGGGCGGCCTGGGGGGCCGCCGGCTGCTGGGACCAGCCCTGAGCCGCCGGAGCCGGAGCCGGGGCGGTCGCGGGGGTGTCCCATCCGAGCTGCTGCTGCGGCTGCGGGGCCGCTGCCGCCTGCGGGGCGTCCATGCCCCGGGCGCCGAGGCCCTGGCCGAGGTTGTACTGGGCCTTGAACTGCTCATTCACCCGACCGACCGTGGCCAGGATGGCGCCGGCCTCAACCGACTGGAGCTGGGATTCCAGCTCCTGGGCGTTGGCCCCGCGGACGGTGAACAGGGCCGCATCGAAGTCCTTGCCGGACTTGAAGGTGACGCTCAACGGGGCTTCAGGCAAAGTCAAAGTGATGTCCTCACGTTGTTATGTGGGTGCCATGTTTTACAAGGAGGGGACGAAAAAAGGGGCGGAGCCCTATGACCGAACGGGGGGACGGGCCCCACCCCTTTTTCCTGCCCACCAACCCAGCAGGGGAGCCGCCGAACCTGTTGACCGATTCGGTGTTCCTGCGTTGGTCCAAGTATAATGTGCCAAGACGTTTTACTGTCAAGACACAAAATTTGTTACGTTTTGTTACTTGAACTGGACGTACGGCACGCCGCCGCCCTTGGCGATGCGGTTGGCGATGACCGTGTCCCCGAACATCGCCGTCTTGGCGGTGCCCATGTGCGCCAGCAGGTGCCCCTTGGCGCGCAGCATCTCCGCCTCGGCCAGCTTCTCCAGGCCCCGGGCCTCCTTCACCATAAAGTGCATCTCCTCCGAGATCTGCACCTTGTGCTTCGGGTCGATGGACGGATTGGTTTCGCGCAGGTACTTGTAGGTGTCCTTGCCCCCGTCGATCGGCGGGGCCTGCCCGGCCCCGATCGAAAACATGAAAGCATCGGCCGACAGCAGCGCCTCGGTCAGCCAGGCCTCGTCCTGGAACACGTAGTATTCCCGGTAGTCGGCCAGGCCGATCAGCACCACGATCTTGGCCCAGGCGAACCCGAACACGCCCAGGTACCACCGGACCTGCGCGAGGTACTTGGCCGGCACGCCCTTCTCCTCGTCGGATTCGGGCCCCCAGCCGGCGCCGGTCATGGAGGTCTTGATCTCCAGGATTCCCTCGATCAGGCCGGAGTACCGGTCCACCAGGAACCCGTCCGGGTTGGCCAGCTGCCACCGCCGGTCGCGGTGGTGCCAGGACCCGGTCTCGGTGATCAGCTCGTACTCGCCGTGCATGTCCCGGAACTTCTCGGCGATCACCGGCTCCAGCCGGTGCCCCCACTCAAAGAACGGGTTGTCCGGCTCCTCGGTCCGGGGAACCACCCCGGCCTTGTGCATCCACAGCATGTAGCGGCTGACGAAGCCGATGCCCAGGATGCTTGCGATGTCCGATCCCCCGATGCCGGCCGCGCGTGCGGCATGCCATTCGGGGGTCCCGTCCTCGTACTGGCCGACCTTGACGGCCGTCCCCAACTCCTCCAGGTGCGCGATGGAGGTCCCCGGTTTAGTGCCCAGCCCTGACTCCTTCATTGATCTCGTCGGCGTTGCAGAACCACAGGGCCGTGAGGCCGTTGCCCCGGGCCTGGTGGTCCTTCAGCGCCAGCCCGTAGAGGCTGGCGGCCCTGTTGATCTCGTCCAGGGTGTACCGACCGGTCCGGACTTCCCCCACGGGAACCCCGTACTCGGTAAAGATGGAAAGGTGCTCGCTCTCATGCACCATCTGGAACGGAATGTACGGTGTCGTCATCCACTCCGTTCCGACGGCCTGACCTGCCCGATCCCTGATACGATGCGGCATTCTGCCCCCTGCTCCGAAGGTACCCGCCGCGGCCGGCGGGGTACACGTTTCCCCAATGGGCGGATGTTAACGCACGAACGGGGCCCTTGACGGGGCCCCGTTCGGCGTTTCCATCACACGGAAACTTTATCTGTTTCACGCGATTAATCCATGGGTTATTTGAAGGTTTTTCCAACGTCGTCAAACGGTCGGGTCCGTGTGTTATGCCAACCGGTCAGATTTAGTTGCTGACCTCGGCGTGGGCGCCCAGGGGTTTCCGATCGCGCTGCGCCTCGCGCACCTCCGCCAGGCGCACCGCTTCCCGCACCGGGTCCCGGTACCAGCGGTCCCCGTCGAAGTCCTCCCGCGTGACGTAGTAGAACCCGCCGACCTTGCTGGCGGCGTTCGGCGGCGCGTCCGGGTGGTAGGCGACCACGACGTTTGCGTGGGCCATGTCCCGCAGCCAGTTGTTCAGGGACTTCTCGGCGTGCTCGTCCAGCGGCAGGCCCTTGGCGCGCTTGGCCAGCCGGCGGAAGTGCTCCAGGATCACGAGCGACCGGTGCTGCGCCTGGATCTGCCACGGCACAATTTCGTTGTACATGGCCGAGGATTCGGTCATGCCGGCCCGGTCCAGCGAGTGCCAGACGGCGGCCGGGGTGGTCCCGTACTTTTTGGAGATCTCCGTCAGCGTCAGGCCGTCAACAGCCCGAAGCTTTTGCAGCACGGATGCGGGTGGAAGCTTTCGTTCCATCTTTTCCGTTCCTTCCGGTTATTTGGGTGTCCCCCACTGCCGATATTTCCATCCGTGGCACGCCGGCACAAGGACTTTCCGTGTCGCAAGGGGTCACTCCGCAGTTTACTTAAACTTGTCAATAGCGCCGAATCGGCGTTGACGTGGACCGTTCACCACGTGTCGAGGACGTCCCGGGCGATGGTTTCCCTCCACTCCTCGTCCGTCATGGCGCGGCGGATCATGGCCCGCATGATCTGGGCCACGGGAATGCGGACCTTGCCGGACCGCGCGCCGAGCTGCCGGCCCCACTCCTGGAGATCGACGCTGTCCTCCAGGGAGACGTCGGTGGTGAGCCGGATCTTGGGGCCGTCGCCCTGCTCCTCTTTCTTGTTGAGGTCCAAACGCGCCACGTCATGCTCCGATCTGTTCGATGATCTGTTGGGCAATGAGGTCGTACCCGAAGGTGCGGTGGTCCACGCCGGCGCGGTAGGCGTCCTGGATGGCGGCCCGGCGGGGGATCGCCGGGCGCAACAGGTTGTAGCCCGCACCGCCGATCAGCTCGGCCGCCTCCTTGACCCGGGTGCTGTTCACCGGCTCCCGGTTGAGCACGACCCCGTGCGGTTTGCCCGCCGCGATGGCGGCGTGCACGGTCTTGGGCAGCTGTTCCAGCTCCAGCTGGGTTGCGCCCACGGGGATCAGCACGTAGTCCGCGGCGGCCATGGCGCCGGTGATGACCGAGTGCCGCCCTTCCGAGGGCGGGCTGTCGATGATGATGATGTCGTACCGGTGCCCCCACCGCTGGCGGACGGTGGCCCCGAGGCGGGGCGCGTGCAGGTACCTGACGTCCACCGGGGGCCGGGCCTCGCTGTCGAAGTAGGCGCTGGACTCCTGCTGGTCGGCGTCCACGATCAGCACACGCCTGCCCTGGGCCTGCCACACGGCGGCGAGGTAGAGCGCGCTGGTCGTTTTGGCGGTGCCGCCCTTGTAGTTGCAGACGGCGATCACGGTTGCATTTTTCATGATTCCACCTTTTCCTGATTCCTTGACTTCAGGATATGGTGAAATGCGGAAACCACCAAATGTGGTTTTCATGATTTCATGACAAGGCTGTGTACTTGTGTGTACTTCTACAAGGGGAGGGGATTGTGGGCAAGCGACGGGGACCGAAGGGCCTGCTGCCGACCAAGGGGCCGCACAGCCCCTGGTCGACGGGCCGGCGCACGCTGCTGGCGCGCACGTGCCTGGACTGCGGGGAGCTGGCCGACGGGGACAGCTTCCCGGTCATCACGGGCACCGGGGCACGCCGGCGGAACTGCCATCACTGCGTGAACGCGCAGAAGAAGCGGGACCGTGAGGAGAGGGGCATCGGGGTGCCCGCACCCCGGCCGCCGGAGGTGTTGCAGACGAACAAGCGCCGGCAGTGGTCCAAGGAGGACGACACGTACCTGCGGGAGAAGGTCGGGGTGCAGAGCTACGAGGAGATCGCCGTGTCCCTGGGCCGGTCGCTGCGCTCGGTCTACAAGCGCCGCTCGGACCTCGGCCTGGCTGCCGTGAGGATGAAGCACCGGGTGGAAAAGCCCTGGGTGATCCAGGGGCCCCAGGATATTATTTAGATCCTATCGAAATCCTCGAGCCCTGACCCTGACGCCGGCGGTCCCACTCGGCGGCCCTCAGGGCCCGGAAATGCTCCTTGCGGGCCCTGTCGGCGGCCTTGCGCTCCTGCTGGCGACGCTCGACGTTCTGCGGTGTGGTCATGCTCACACTTTATGCGGGGTCGGGAACTTCTGCGCCTTACCCCACGCCGGCTTCGGCAGCAAGGCCGGCTGCTGCGGGATCGGCTCGGGCTCCAAGGCCATGGGGACGTCGTCCTCCAGCTCCAGCTCCAGCTCCTCGTCCTCCCCGCCGGCGCACCACTTGCACAGCTGGCGCTTCCCCACGCCGGCGGTGGACACCACGACCACCCGCCACATGGATGCGCCCTCCAGGGCCTTGCACCACTCGATGTGAAACGTGTAGCCCGTGTCCACGACCCAGACCTGGTCGATCGCCAGGGTCCCTCCGGGACCCCGGGCCGGCTCGGGCCTCAGCTTCCCGTACCGTTTGGTCATCTTCCAGGCCTCGGACTTGTGCTCGCGCTCGGCCTTCGCGCGAATGCGGCCTTCAATGCGGGGCGAAAATACTCGGCTCATGTCGCAAATGCTACGCGATTTTTCAGCTTCGCACGCGTTAACTTAAGTGACGATCCGTGGCAAAGTCTTGGACCCCATGTCGTCTTAAGAATCTTTTTTCTTTGAAGGAGTAGGGAACCTAAGTGCCGGCCGGGTTGCGTCCCCGGCTGCTCACGGCGCCTCCTGGCGTCGTTCTCACCTGGTTCTGGCCGGGTGGGCCAGCTCCAGGATTGTTCTTAAGTTCTGTTTTCTTTGGGGTAGGGAAGGTGCAGTGAACTGCACCTTCAAGCGCGACTTCGTCACGCTTCTCCCCGAAAAGCCCTGGACAATTTCAAATCTCAAAATCATCCCCCATCCACATCCCGGGGTGTGCCCGACCAGTTCTGGGCACGGGTCGCACCCCCAACGACGGGGAGTCGACCACGGGTGTTAGCCGGGCCTGGAGCCATGTAGCGTCCTCCAGCTCACGCAGGGAAGTAATCTCCACCTGCGGTCGACACATGTTGCACGCCCGCGATTGACGCGGGACAATGCAGCGGCTTGGCCCTTGGTGTCAGGGCCTGCTAGTATCGGAAGCGCAGAGAAGGTCGGCGCACAGCGCCGGTTCTGCGACCGCAGTATGAAGACGGACCGATCGAAGTTGGCGCTTCGATCAGCTGCGGGGATTCCCCTCCCCTGGCCTCCTGTTCTTTTGGGTCTCGCGGTTTCCATAGGGTTCCGAACCCCCTGCCCGGTCTCCCGGGCGGGGGGTTCTACCGTTTTACCACAAAACCGGTCAACTTTTCACCTCGGCATCGACGGCATCCGTAAAATGTGGCACGTCCCCAGTGGCGCCGGCCCACCCGGCAGCCCTATGCTGGTGGCATGAAGACCGACGTGAAGGCCCGCCCCTGCTTTGAATGCGGGGCCGACGAGGCCGAGGAATGGCTGATCCGCGGGCCCCGCGAAATTGCCACCATTTACTTGTGCACGCAGCATGCCGAACCGCTGTCGTACCTGTTCTCCAACCTGCCGCAGGGGCTGAAGCGGCTCCGGTTCATGTCCAGCGACCAGACCAGCCGCAAGGTGCGCGAGCTGGTGCCGCTGATGGATTGGGCGCCGGACAGCGGCAGCCTGCTGCCCCCGATGCAGAAGCGTGGCGCGGCCGGGGCCCGCGCGTGAGCGTCGGGTACGACGGCCTGTTTCGGAAGTTTTATTACGACCTGAACGGGAATCCGATCAGCCAGGACGAGTGGCTGGCGATGAAGGAGGCCGACGTGCACGTGGCCGAGGACTTCTTCCACTCCGACCGTGTCGAGGGCGTGATCCACGTGTCCACCGTGTGGGTGGGCCTGGACATGCTCTACGGCCGGAGCCGGCGGCCGGTGATCTTCCAGACGCTGGCGTTCTTCGATCGCCGGTGGAAAGAGGACGACGAGGACCGGTACTGCACGCTGGCGCAGGCCAAGTCCGGGCACCGGCGCATGGTGGAGAAGATCGACGCCGAGTGGGGTCCGCTGACCCGTCTCCGGGCCCCGGACACGGCGGCCGCCCTGGGGCTGCTGTTGGGCGATCTGGACAGGATCAAGCTGGACGAGGACGGTTCCGATGACGAGTAGGCCCAGCTGGACGCAGCCGCTGTGCGGCATGTGCTGGGAGGCCGAAAATCCCGGCCGCCTGCCGTATCAGAGTCTCCCTGGGCCGGTGGAGGTGTGCTGCATGTGCGGCACGGCCACCGACATGGGCATCTACGTGCGCCGGGACCCGGCGACCGTCTACTGGCCCCGGACCGAGGCCGACGATGACTGACGAGGGCGAGGGCGAGGGGCGGGGGACCAGGCATGTTCCGCTGGCCAAGCTGGACGAGTACCGGGCGGCCCGCAAGGCCGCGCAGGCGCTGGATGACCTCCAGCACTGGTACTACGTGCGGGGCCGAAACCCTCCGAAGGACGTGCGGGGCGCATGGCGGGACGTGGTGGCGCTGATGGCCCGGTTGCGCACCGGCCGGACCACGGTGTGGACCCGGGAATCCTCCTCCGTGAATCAGGACATCGAGATCGAGATCGAGGGGGCCGAAGATGCCGAAGTCTAAGACCCGCAAGCCCACCAGCCCCCGGCGTCCGCCGTTGGCCGTGGTGCCCAAGCCCAAGGCGGCCACGCCCGAGGGCGTGTTGGCTGCGCTGACCGAGTCGGCCGCCGAGGGCGTCATGAACTGGTTCAAGGCCCTGGAGGGGTTCCGCAAGGACTTCCCGGACACCCGGGGCGTTGACGAAACGCAGCTGGCGTTCCGGGTGGCCGCCCTGGCCCTGATCGAGGGCCTGGACATCCAACAGGGGCGCACGCCCATCACCCAGCTGGCGAAGGAGCAAGCAGCATGAGCATCACGCCGGAAAAGCGGGCCGATCTCCAGCTTCTGCTGGACGACAGCCCGCAGCAACTGTTTTTCCTGTCCCGGGAGACCCTGACCGGGTTGCTGGAGGATGCGGACGAGGCCGAGCGTCTGCGCCGGCTGGTCCTGAAGGCGGTGGACCAGGAGCTGGACCTGCGCGCCGTGAGGACGGCGGTCGAGCTGCACGAACTGCGGGAGGCGGTCGCCCGGGTGCGGGAGCTGACCCAGACGGTGCTCGGGGAGTGGGGAGACCACATCGGCACCCACTACGTGGGCTGTTCGGTGTCCCACCCCGCCTGCCTGGCCGGCATCATCGACCGGGCGCTGGCGGAGGCCCAGCCGTGAGCGGGAGCGTGAGGGTGTGCTGCATCTGCGGGCACGAACACCCGGACATGCTGTCCGAGGTCAAACGGTACGGCCGGAAATGGTACTGCCAGGAACCGGACCACGACTGCTGGGAACAAGCTACGGGGGAGAACGAATGAGGCAGGAACAGGACCCGGACGATCTGGTGTCGCATCTGGTGGAGATCCGGGGCGTGTACGACGGGTGGAGCGTGAAGGTGCTGAAGGACGGCACCGCCGTGAACCGGTGGCCGGCGGACGACTACCGGCATGCGGCCACGCAGAAGTGGATTGACGAGGTGTGGCTGGATACCGGCAACGTGTGGGGAGACGATGATGCCTAAGTTCTACGTGACGGCCGACCAGATCCGGCAGGCCGCCAAGGTGTACGCGGTGTTCGCACACCCCGGGCTGCCGTGGGAGGCGCTGACCGTGCAGGCCCGCCGGCAGGCGAAGGTCGACGCCCGCCGCATCCTGATCGCCGGGATGTGCGTCGAGTGAGGCGTCTCGGAGCATTCGCCCTGGCCCCCGTCCTGCTGGCGCTGGTCGCTTGCGGCGGTGGCGGGCCCGCCGTCCGGCCGAACACGTCGGTGTTCGTGCAGGAGGTCCCGGGCCGGGACCCCGTGACCTGCATCTGGGCCAGCGGTGTCAAAAAGGGTGGGCTGTCATGCGACTGGGAGGGGGGACAGTGAGCACGCCCGAGCTGAACGACCACGAGCTGGCCGTGCTGGCGATGGCCGCAGCACGGGGCAAGTGGGACAGCCGGGCGCAGTGGGCCGGGGGGGCGTTGTTCGATGACCTGCCCCACGATCGGCAGACGTGGCTGATCGAGGACGCGCTGCCGTATATCATTCACGGGTGGCATGCGCTGCCCGGATTGGGGTTTCACAAATGAAATCCAGGCCACGTAACATTCGGGGGCACGTTACCCTGATCCCGGAGCCGGGCAAGAAGCGGGCGTACGTGTTCATCCATGAGACGAACCGGCGGGACTTCGACCGGGAGCTGCACCGGTGGCAGCCGGTCCGGAAACCGCTGCTGCACAAGGGGCGCAAGCCGTGAGCCCGACCACCCCGTACTTCCCCGTCGAAGGGCATCCCCGAGGCCATTGGTCCAGGTACGCCGACGGCACGGGATTCTGGTACCGGTACCGGTACTGTCTTGCCTGCCACAAGGTGTGGCGCAATTCCGGCATGAAGCCGCTGATCAAGAACGGAAGGAAACCATGAGCGAACCGATCGAGATCGAGATCGTGACCACGGTCAGCCTGGAGCTGTGCGATGACTGCGAAACCCAGGCCGTGGTCCTGGACAACCCGGAGGCGCCGGCGGAGCTGCGCCACCAGACAATTGGCTGGGTGTCCCCCAACCCTGGGGGATGGGGGTTCCGGGCGAAGAAGTTCAAGGGTTTCGACGTGAGCGCCAAGATTCTGCGCCGTATCGCCGACCTCATGGACGAGCTGCCGGCGTGAAGGCAGTGCAGCGGAACGAGCTGCTGGAGCGCATCATCAAGGATGCGCTGGACGTGGCGATGGCCTACAAGATCGACGGGGACGACGACCTGGCCGGGTATTGGTTCGACGTGGCGGCCGACGCCCGGAAGTGCTCCAGCAAATGACGGACGGCCCTCGCTGGGTGGTGAAGATCGTTTGGCCGGATGGTGTTGAGTCCGTGCAGAAGGTCACGGACGAGGCGGACGCCCGGGAGGTCGCCGACATCTGCAACCGGTACCTCCAGACGGACATCTACCGGGCCGAGCCGTACGACCCGGCCAAGGCGGAGGGGTGGAACCTGACGCCGGGCATCGTGGCGATGCTCCGCCAGGTCGACGGGGGCTAGAACAGCACGGATTGCTGCTCCGGACCGGTGGCGGCGTACTGAGCACGGTCCACGGCCCCGAGCAGGGCACGGAACGTCGGCCCGATCTTGATCCCGGCGATCGGGAGATCCGGGTGCTGCGCCATGTCGATCATGCCCCAGTCCTGGCTCCTGCCGGCCGCCTTGATGTGCGCCAGCCGGCCGATGACGTCCTGGTGGAACAGGGTGGGGGTGTGCTTGACGGGCGACTCTTCCAGCAGGTCGATCATGTTCTCGGCCCGGTTGAACGGGGCACGGGCCACGGAGGTGTGGGCCAGCTCGCCCAGGAACTCGTCGCCGAACGTCACCCCCAGCAGGTACCCATCCACCATCGTCACCCGCACCAGAGCGCTTTGGGCGGTGCTGGTGCCACGGACGGCGGTCGCCAGCTTCGCCAGGTCATCCACGATGTCGGTCTTGACCGGGTTGGAGGCCAGCACCATCACCTCGGCGTAGGTGTCCGGTCCGCCCTCCACCTCGCACCAGTCCAGGCCGGCGGCCCACCGGCCCACGCCCACGGCGCACACCTGGCCCTTGCCGGTCTCCTGGTCGTACTCGTACCGGATCAGGGCATGGGTGGGCGCATCCTTGGCGATCCGCTCCCGCATGATGGTCACGGCGTTGCCCAGCACGGCACTCAGGTGTTTGGGGTTCACCAGAAATCCTACTTCCCCCATTTCATCCTTTCATCAATTCAGGTTTTCATGATTTCTTGATTTCATCAGTTCCCTGACCTCGGCCTCGGCCCGGGAGGCCCGGCCGGCCAGGTAGGCGGTGAACTGCGGCTCGAAGGCGGCGGGGTTCGGGTTGCGGGGCGCCGGCAGCGCCCACCGCAGCTGGCTGAAGCCGATTGTGTTCGGGTCGAACTCCAGCAGCCCGCACCCCTCGGGCACCTCGGCCTTGGCGATCATGCCCACGGGGCAGACGTAGGCGAACCGGTCCGCCACCCGGAACCAGGGCTCCCGTTTCTCCGGGGTGTCCCGGCGGAAATCCGCCCGGCTGACCTTAATCTCCAGGGCGATCCTCTCGTGGCGGGGGGTGGAGTTGCGGCCGATGCGCATCAGAAGGATGTCGATGCGCCTGAGATGCGGTCGACGTCGACGGGTAGGTTCGTCGGTGTCGATCGACACCTCACGCAGCACGGCCCATCCCTGCTGCTGGACCAGGTACTTGAAAAGCACGGCCTGTTCGATCTCTTTGGCGGTAACCGGCAACCCCGAGCCTTTCGATTTCGGTAAAGGGACGCGGGCGGATCGGCCGGGTGGAGGTCCGGTCGATCCGCTCCGCATCCGGTCTAGATTAGAGCGGGGCGAACTTGGTGGTGGCGTCAGGGTCCTCGCGCTTCTGCGCATCCCGCAGGATGCCCAGCGCACGGTGCTGGTCGCCAGCCTCGATGGCCTGCTGCACCGCCAGGATCTCGGTCGGGCACAGCCAGCCGTGATCCCGCACTATCTGCACGCCGAAGCCCGGAGGCTCGACGGCCAGCTCCTCGTCCAGCAGCTGCTCGTCGGTGTAGATCGACTTCATCCAGCCCATGGTATACTCCCTTGTCGTTTTGATCTTACTACGTTTTACATGCGGGGCAAGAAAAATGTCACCGATTGGTGACATTTTCCCTATCCCTACCCTTGAAGCCGGGCGGCTGCGTCGTGCACCCGCTCCAGGAACGCCACGGCCCCCGGGTTGGGGGCCCGCCAGCGGGCCACGTTCAGCTCGTTGTCCACCCGGTAGCCGCTGATCTCCGCCTGCACGGCGGTGGACAGGGCCCGGAGGGCGGCCAGCGCAATGCGCTGCCCGAACCGGCCCTCGAAGTTCTCCGGCGGCATGCCCCGCAGTCCCACGGGGATGAACACCTCGTCCGGATACTGCCCCCGGTCCAGGGGCAGCCAGTCCATGGCCAGGATGGTGTCCGTGTCCATGCGCACCATCGACGGAGGCCGTTCGGCGTCCGGCATGGCAGCGTAGACCGTCACGTTATACTCGCCCTCCTCCCGGTCGGTCCGCGGGTCGTAGTGCAGCACGTACACGCAGTCCACGTACCGGCCGGCCGCCTGCTCCGGGCCGAACAGTTCACCCTGCCCGGGCTCCACGTGTGCCATCATCCTCCTCCCGCTCCTCTGCCGCTGCCTGCTTGTCCGGCACCAGCTCCACGCTGGTGCCCAACCATCGGGCAATTTCCTCCAGTGTTGCCATTACCTCACCGCCCTCCCCTTTGTTTTAGTTCCCGGGCCAGCCGGCCCTTGTACGCCACCCAGTCGCTGAATCCCTGCATGGTGTTGCCGTCGGTGACGGCGGCCTGCCACCCGTCATAGCTGATCGGGTACTGGTCGGGTGGCCGGTCCACGACCTGCCACACGGCCACGTACTCGAATCCGTCACCCTCGGAGCCGCCGAACTTGCGGGCCATGAGCCCGTCGGCCTGCTCCTGCGTGCACCCGCCGATCCCCACCGCATACTTGTGTACCGTCATACGCCAATGGTCCACCTGCGGGCCACACGATTGCCATAGATCAGCTATCGCCTTCCGCCTTGCGCTTGGCCTCCTCCTGCGCCTTCTTGGCGGCGGCGATCCGCTCCTTGTTGTCGGCGATGCGGTCCAGCACGCTCTTGGCGACGGCGATCGCCAGGTCCGGGTCGTCAGGGTCTCCCGGGTGGTTGACCCATTGGAGGAACGTGTTGCCCTCAAAGAGGGCCCGGGTGGGGCCGTGCTGCTCCCCACGGATCACGTAGTCCTTGCCCTCGTGCTCGAACTCCAGGAGCACCGGCTGCTGGTGGATCGGGGTTCCGGTCCGGATGCCGCCATGGTCACGGAACCATTCGATCGCCTCGATCGGGGCGTCCTCCAGGGTGATCTCGGTCAGCGTCACCTGGCCGGCAGCATTGGTCACGCCGGACACCATGCCGTCCTCGTCAACATCCACGGTGTTGCCTGCCCCGTCGGTGTACTGGCCCTCCTCCAGCATGGGCCGCACGGTGTAGATCCAGCGGGCCTCGGGCACACCATACTCCGGGTGGAAGATCTCCCCGTGGCCGTGCGTGTTGCCGTCCTTGACCTGCCGGGCGATGATCTTCAGGCACTTGCCGCCGATCGCGCTGGCCCCCCCCTCCTCGTCAATCAGGGTCAGTTCAACATTAATCCTGGTTGCCATGTTCCTACTCCTTCTCGCTCTCGGTTAGTGGTTCTGCGGTGAACCATGCGGCCACCTTCTTGCGGGTCACATCCAACCTGGCCACCCGCCCCTCGGACACCAGAAAGAACCCGCTCTCGGTGCGCCGGCTGTCGGTGCACACGTCACGGAACTCGTAGATGCCGTCCCCGTCCAGCTCCCAGTCGATGTCCCCGGACCGGCCACTGCCGGACAGGTGGCGCTTGGCGTCCATGAACTCACGCTCCACCCCGTACTTCTCATGGGTGCCGGTGATCCTGGCGACCCAGGCGCCCGAGCCCAGCCCGCCGCCACGCACCCGCATGGTGCCCGTGGTGGGGGTGAACCCGGTGGTTCCCACCCACAGCTCGTCCCTCCAGTCGGCCTCGGGGACGGTGTTCACGGCGGCGTCCAGCACCGCCGCCAGTTCCTGGTCCATCACTTCTCCTTTCCCCCGGCCCGCAGCCGGTCAATCTGTCCCTCGATTTCGATTGCCCGCCTGATCGACGCCCGTTTCATGGCGACGTTGATCGGGGATGGCGGGTCACCCTCGGCCATCTTGGCCAGGTTCAGGTACCGGACGCGCTTGGCCTCCAACCGCTCCAGTTCGCTCTCGATCTCGTCGGTCACAGCACCTCCCCTTCCCACAGCACGGTGTCCCGTGCCGCCTCCTTCACCCGCACCCGCACCCTGCCGTCCTCGTCCAGGGCGTTGACGTAGACCACCAGCTGCCCGTCCTCGGTGGACCGGGTCACGGTCACGTTCAGGTCGTCGTAGTTGACCCACGCCATGCCCGGGACCTCCACCCCCCGGCCGGCAACGCCGGTGTCGATCACCGGCGGCGGGATCGGCTGCACCTCGGTCTCGGGCACCCACGCCATGCCCCCGTCGGGCATCCACAGGTGCACCATGTCATCCTTGCGGCCCACGATCCTGGCCCAGTGCGGGTCATCCTCGGGCGGGGTCCAGATCACATGCTCGCTCCCGCTCACGGCGTGTCCAAGATGTCTCGTACCTGCCGGTAGATGCGGAACGCCTTCACCAGCCGGGGCGCAGCATCCTTGTGGCAGTAGGCGACCACCCCGCCCACCTCCATGTCGATGATCCGTGCCGTGTTGTCCCCCCACGCCCGGTTCGGGTCATCCCCGTCATCGACCATGTCCCAGTAGATTTTCTTCGGCATTACAGCTCCTCCTCCTCCGGTTGGTTGTAATAGTCGCTGTCCTCGGCCAGCCCGGTGGACATGGCCTCCAGGTACTGCACCCTCTCCCCCAGCTCCTCCCTACTGGCACCGGCCCCCCACTGCTCCCACGACCCGTGGTCGGCATGGAACACGAACTGCGTCTCCACCCCGTCAATCTTGATCGTGCCATGGATCTGCACCCTGCTCATTCCGGCTCCTCCCAGGTCTCGGTCTTGGTCCAGCCCAGCCGGTTGCCCGTCTGGTGCACCAGATAGATGATCTCCGTGGCATCGGCGACCCCGCGGTCACGGTGGGTTAGGCACCGCCAATGGTCCGACGTCTGGATGAAGCCCAGGGCCCACTCCTTGTCGGGCAGGTCGTACATCTCGTCAATCACGGACCGGGCGATGCCGACCATCTCGGGTTGGGTCAGCAACTGGGGCTCCGCCGTCAGCAGGGCGATCGCCTTCCCGATCTTGTTGGAATCCTTGCGGTACTCCTTGGCCTCGGCCTTCGTCTCCGGGTCCTGTTCGTGGACCGGGATGATGTTGGACAGCAGCTCGTTGTCCCAGTTCTCGGCCGCATCAATGACGATGCGCAGCGCCTTAGACTTCTTCATCGCTCTCCTCGCTCTCGGTATCCGGCAGCTCGTATTCGCTGCCCTCCTCGGCATTGATCAGACCCAGCCGCACCTTGCGGGCCAGGTCCTCCAACCATTCGGCGATCTCCAGCCGGCTGGCGAAACCCTCCACGATCGCGCCCTCCGGGGCGCAGTGGATCGCCAGCGCCATGCCCGTTGTCGGTTCCTGCTGGTCCGGTTCCAGGTACACCCCGTCCGGGTAGACCCGGGCGTACACGCTGTCCTTCTCACCCCACTAGCTGTTCATGTCTCCTCCTTCTTCACGATCACCGGAAAGTCATACACCTTCTTGAACGGGAACGTGTACTCCCCGCTCTCGATCTTCTTCCGGGTGGCAGCGGTGTTCTCGCCGAGGAACTGGCACCGGTAGAACCGGGTGGTGTTGCTGTGGTCCCACTCGTGACCGAGGTACACGGTCCCGTCGTCAGCCTTGAACGCAATGAAACTGCCGTAGCTTGTGAAGTTCCACCCGTCCTTGAAGAACCGCCGGGTGCGCTTCACCGCCTGGTCCTTGGATGCCGGGTTGCCATGCTTCGTGACCAGTTGCATCACTCCTCCTTCCCGGTCAGGTACCAGCCCCGACCGTACTCGATGTCAGCCTTGCCGGAAGCGTGCAGCTCCAGCAGGCACCGGCGCAGCTCGGGTGCGTCCTCCGGCCAGGACATGCCCAGCCTGTCGGTCAGCAGCTCAGCGGCCGGGATCGGGTCCGGGCGCAGCGCGCCCAGCACCTGCGCCGTGGTCAGTTCAAGTTCAGCCATGGTCTTTCTCCTTCCATTGATCCGGATGTTTGTCTGCCATGTGGGCCTTCATCAGCTGGATGCCGATCTCGTCCCACGGGACCGCGAATGGCTCCTCCCCCTCGCTCCCGCAGAGGGTGCAGGTAGCGATGCTCACTGCTTCTCCTCCTGTCCTCGGTGTCCGACCACCGGGTAACTCCGGTGATACTCCATTGCGGCCAGCTGCGCCGGCGTCAGCCTGGCGATCGCCTGCTCCAGGCTCTCGCCCGGGGCCACCGGCACCACGCCCTCGTAGTGCACCGTCTGGTGCCACCACAGCTCCACCATCCGGGGTGCAGTGTCCCCGTCATGCTCCTCGCTCATGGCTGCCTCTCCTCGGCCACCTCGATGTCGTGCCCGTCCCGGGCCCTGTCCACCAGCTGGTCCCAGTCCAGCCGGTACCGGTCGGCCCAGTGCTGGAGGTCGCACAGCAGATCCCCCACCACCTCGTCCAGCGCCGCCTTGTTGTCGGGATCGGACGGGTCCTGCATCGCCTGGTCAACCTCCTGCTTCCGCCGGTACTCGTCGCCCAGGTAGGCGGCCAGCGCCCACCATGCCCGGTCCGCCCGGTCGCCGTTATTCCAGCTCACCTCTCCTCCTCCTCGTCCTCATCCTCCCGGTACACCTCAACCAGTGCCGCAGGATCGACGCTTACCGTCACTCGGTACACCGCCCACCCCGACCCGTTGTCGTAGGCCGACTCCTTGGCGGCATCCTCGTTGTCCCACACCATGCCTGCCACCGCATCCTCGGCGGTCAGGCCCGTGAACCACACGTCAAACTCGGTTGCTGCCATTGCTCCTCCTTCAGTTGGTCGTGCCGTCCTCGTTGATGTCCCCGTACCCGAGGGCCAGCCGCCCGACCAGTGCCGGGTCGGTCGTGTCGTATCCCTCCCGGCACGCCTCCTCGCCGGCCTCGGCCAGCATGATCTCGCCCAGCTCCTTGTACGTCTTGCGCTCCCGTGCCATGGTCCCGCTCCTTATCGCTATCCGTAGACGATCGTGTTGAATGCTGCCAGCTGCACCAGACAGTCGGCCGCCTCGGCGTCGATGTACCCGCAGTCGATGCCGTCCTCCGGGGTCCGCTCCCGGTACGACTCCAGGAAATACTCGTGAAGCCGTGAGGTCAGGAACGTCTGGTCAGGATCGACCAGCGTCCAGTACGCCTCCTTCAGCTTGTCGAAGGTCAGCACGTGCACACCGTTGCCGTCGTCGCATGGGTCGGCCTCGTGCACCGTATAGGTGCGGGCGGCCCCGTCCACCTGACCTTCGGTCGCCCAGTACCCGATGCCGTAGCCGGCGGCCTCGATCATGTCCAGCAGGTTCTGGTCAGTCAGCGCTTGCTTGTTCATCAGCCCGCTCCTTCAGTTTGTCCATGGCTTGCAGCCTGAGTCGGGTGTCCACGTGGTCCCACACCACGTTGACCAGCCGCTTGTTGAACTGGGTGTCGGTCATCTGGCTCACGTTGGTGGTCAGCCCCTCCAACCTGTCCAGCATCTCCGGCGTGACCCACAGGTCGTCCTTCCCGTAGCCCATGGCCATCTGGATGGCCACGTAGCGCCGGTACCACAGCTTGCGGTCCGCCTCGTTGACGATCCGGTTCATGCCGATGGCGTAGGACCAGTGCACCACGGCCTCGACCTCGTGGGACCAATACTCCCGGTCCCCTTCCCAGCGGGCCAGGATGGTCGCGTCCTTCACGTCCTTCACGCTGAAATCCAAGCTCATGTCAGCTCCTCACTTTCGGCCACGGTTCCCACTTGCGTCCCCGCCCGAACACGATGCCCAGGTTGGAATTGCCCACGGCCACGCCCATCTCCGTGCCGATCGGGTTGATCGGCGCGTCATTGAGCATCAGCCACGTGGTCATGGTGAACAGGTACTGCACCGCCCTGCCCACGTGCTCGGCCCCGAAGTCCCGGGCCATGACCTCCAGCGCCTCGAAGATCAGGTTCGTTTCCGTCACCCGACCATCCGACTCACCGGCCGGGCCCAGGTTCTCGTATTGCAGCTCGGCCAGCCGGGCCAGCACGTGCGGCATGGTCTTGTACTCCACGCCCTGCGCACTGATGCCCAACGTGGACCAGCCTTCAACGTCCATGCGGGTCATGCGTCCTCCTGCTCCTTGTCGGTTGCGTACTGCTTCATGGCCCGGTGCTCGGACAGCATGACCACGTAGCTCCACATGCTGGCCTCGGGGCACCGGCCCGTCTCCCGCATGATGATCTGCGGGATCACCGGCAGGTACCGGTGGGACTCGTCCCACTCGTACCCGTCGTCCTTCCGCAGCGACTCCCGGATCTCGGCGGTCAGCGCCGCCTGAGCCTCCGGGCTCAGCTCACGGTGCGTGAACACAAAGTCGGTCAGGTATCCGTTGCCCATGCTGTAACGCATGTCCGTCATGCCGTCGAAACCCTCCCCGGCGTACGGCTTGGCCACCTCGTCCACCAGATTGGTGGGCGGGCCGTCGGTCCACGACACGTTCAGGGTGCCGGACCGGTCGGTGCGCACACTGAACTTGATGCCCGGCCAGTGCGCTTTCAGGTCGGCCCGCAGCAGCTTCGCCACCTCGGTGGCCGGGATGTAGACCGTCGGCGGTCGGGGCTCCGGCTCCGGGTCAGGTTCCGGGAATCCATCCTCCCGGTTCCACCCCCACGCGGCCTTGTCCATGCCCAGCCAGTCGGGTTGCGATCCGGGATACCGGGACCCCTTGGGCCAGCCCAAGTTGGTCAGCTTCTCCTCGACCGCTTCCTGCATGGCGAGGATGATCCCGCGCAGCAGGCTCTCGCCCCACTCGGGATGCTCGCACGTCTGGTATTCGTAGCACTGGGCCGTCTTCAGGATCGTCACCCAGTGCCAACCAGTCATGTCCAGCGCCGGTGGCAGCTCGGCCACCGGCTCCCGGTGATAGACCGGCGTCGGCTCGTTCTCCGAGTACCGGTAGTTCACCGACCGATGGTTCTCCTCCCACAGGTCCTGACCCATCTTCTCCAGCAGCTGCGGCTCGTACGCCTTGGTGGCGATGCGGGCCGTGGCCGTGGTCAGCAGGTCGATCGTGTCCTTGGACACAATCCATGCGCTCATGAGCGCCTCCTTGATTTCAGAATCTCCAGTCGACGTTCGCGTCCGCGTCCGTCCATGGTTCCTTCGTGACTAGGTAGTACAGCCGGTTCACCACGTGGTAACCCGGCGACGGACACAATGGCGGGAAGTGCCACTCACAGTCCGCGTCATGGCAAAAATCGTCCGTCATTGCTGGGTCGTCGGCCTCGTACCGCTCCATGTCGAACCCGGGGCAGGCGCAGGTTTCTGCCTCCTCCCCCTCAACGACCGTCCACACCCTTTCCAGGGGCGTGTCGCCCAACTCGTCGTAGTCCCACCACAGCTGATCCCCGTTCCCGTTGGGATTGGGGATCAGCGTGAAGCGGGTGTCAATGTCAACGGCCACCGGTTAGTCCACCGGCTCCATGCCCAAGTCCAGCCCGGCGGTCAGCTCCTCGGCGTGCGCCGCGAAGTGCGCCAGTGAGGACAGCCACGCGTTGGTCAGCGCCGGTTCGGAGAACCGGGCCACCGGGATGTACGGCAGGCGCGCGTTGTACCGCTGGTCCATCAGGCTGTGCCGGGTGAACACCGGGCCCACCGTCACCACGCTCAGGCCGCACATGAACACCTTGCGCTCCTTCCAGTGGGACACGGACAGCACCAGCTCGGTGTGCAGCTCCCCGGACACGCGCAGCACGGCCCGCCCCTCCAGCGTCCTCGACGTCTTCTCGCCGTAGCTGGGGCGCGTCTTGGCGCACGTCTCCTTGATCCCGGCCACCAGTTCCTGCATGGTCGGGGTGATGATCTCGGTCATCGTCATGCCTTTCGATTCATCGGTAGTGCGGTTGTTCGCACCGTGCCCTGCCCGGTCGTGAACCGGCGCCACCAGAGTGGAGCAGGGCGGTAGATCAGTTGGGCAGGCGCACCGGCATGACCAGGTACGCGTGTCCCACCAGCGTGTCGGCGTCCTCAGCGTGCAGGATCGCCGGGGACGGCGCCGTGGTGTGCCCGAAGGTCACCCGGTCGCCGTCCACGGACAGCAGCCCCTCACCCAGATAGGCCGGGTTGAAAGCCACCGCCTTGATTTCGGACATGTCGCCGTCGAATGGGATCGGGTCCGACTCCCATTGCAGTTCCTCTCCCGTTCCCGCGTCCAAGACGCAGGTGCCCTCGCCGAACGTGATCCGCACGGGCGTGTTCCGTTCCGCCACCAGCGCGCCAGCCTTGACCGCCTCCAGCAACTGGGTGCGGTTCACGGTCCAGCTGGACGGGCACCGGTCCGGAAACAGGCTCCGGATCTTGGGGTAGTCCCCGTCCACCAGCACGCCCTCGTACGTGGCCGGTCCGCAGGCCAGCAGGTACGTGTGGGCGTTGGCCCGCAGGTACACCTTGTCAGCCGTGAACACCTTGGCCGCGTGCGAGAAGTGGCTGGCCCGGATCAGCACGTCGCTGTTCACGTCCACGTCCGGGACCACCGGCTCCAGCGGGCACCGTGCCAGCCGGTACCGGTCCGTCGCCAACAGCGTGGCCCGGCCCGCATCCATCTCCACCTTGACGGTGCAGAGGATCGGCAGGGTGTCGTCCTTGGCCGCGGCCACCACCACCTTGTCGAAGGCAGCGGTGAACTCCTTGGTCCGGAACACTCCCATGTGGTTCAGCGGATACCCGCCGAACCCCTCGTGGGGGTAGTCCGTCACCGGAGGTGCGTTCTTGGCCAGGTTGAACCCCTTCAGCGTGAACGTGCCCGGACCGAAGGTGAACGTCACCGGCTCACGCTTGGTGGCCACCTTGGTACCGGCCGCGATCTTGGCCAACTTCAGCAGCCCATCACCGGGCACCAGCACCCGCGTGCCATCCAAGGCCGCGGGCACCACGCCCAGCTCGTACCGGGCCCGACGCTCGTAGTCGAACGCGGACAGGTACAGCCACCCGCCCTCGGCCTCGGCCAGCACGTACCCGCACAGGGGCGGTGCCTGCTTGACCTTCAGGTTCGACTTGCGGGTGATGGACTCCAGCCACTGCGCCACCTTCAGTAGGTCGCCGGAGATGACGGCAAGGGAAACGGGAGAGGGGGCGACAACAGCCGCCACCTCCCTTTCGGTCGGGGGCAGGTTGTCGATAGACATCAGTCTGTCTCTCCTTAATATTTGGTTAGGTTTGCCACTAGCCTTCCGTTACCGGAACCCTTGTGGCATGGGCACAACGGTTGCGTTGCGGTAACCGTTGCGTCTATCGGCCAGCCGCACAGCGGCCGTCCACATCCTCCTTGTAGTGAGGATTATCAGGGGGCAGGGGCTCGAACATGCACCAGCTCACGATCGCGGCATTGATGCAGTCCGACAGCTCCAGCCGGTCATCGACGTACGCCCGTTCGCACTGGCCTATGGCCTCCTCGAACGTGTACGCCGGGCCGATCACCTGCTGGGCAGGCGGGGCCGCCGGGGCCGGTGCCGATAGCACGCTGGTGCCAGCCACCGCCGCCAAACAGGCGCCGGTGGCAACAACTCTCGGGTTCATGCATCCTCCTTCGGTTGGTTGGTACTGGCCATGGTGGCCATGCACGGCCCGGCAGCCTCCACGCGGCCGGGCCCCGCATCACCCCACGATCACGGATCACACATACTCCATCCCCTCCCACTCCAGCGGCTCCCCGTGCAGGTAACCGTCCATCCATGCGTTCGCCGCCTCCAGCCATTGCTGGTCGGTCGGGACATGGCCGAAGCTCCCCGCCAGCGCGCCGCGCAGCTGCTCCACCATCGGCACGTCGGCCATGGTGCGGAACCCGCGTTGCCGGGCCACGTATGCCATGGCCATGCCGTGCTTGTAGGACGCGCGGCACATGCGCGTCACCTCGGGGGACACGTGTTGTCTCTCCTCCATCACCCCACCTCCTTTCCAGTTGTTCCGATTCCACTCCACCCGGTTGGATGGGTGCCGGGCACGGACGGCAGCCCGTGCCCAGCCCTCACACAACCGGCATCAGGTGGGCACCCGGCACAGCGTGCACCATGCACTTGGTGTACCGCTGCCGCAGGTCATAGACCCACGTGCCAGAGTCGGCAACCCAGAGGCACCGACGCACCACCAGCACCCCGGCAGGGTGGCCAACGCCTTGCCAGCGCGTCTCACCAGACTCCAGCTCCTCCGGCTCAGCCAGCCAGTGGAAGCCAGCGCACACCCGCACCACGTTGCCGTACCAGAACCGTTGCGCGTCCGGATCGTCGTCGGTCGGGATGGTGTACGGCGATGCGTCCGGCCTCACCAATTGAACTTCCGCCCGTCGATGGTTTCGGCGTCGTCGATCGTGAGGCCGTCCGGTGCCGTGCCGTTGGCGATTGCACCCTTCATGCCGTCGTACACCTCGGCGTGGACCACCGTGCCCCGGCGCTGATCGCCCCGGACCATCTCCACGTAGACGGCCTGCCGGACATCCAACAGCTTGTTGCTGATGGGACAGAAGATGGCGCGCTGGACCCCGTAGCGCAGGATCGCGCGGTTGCCTCTGTCTTGGATCGTGCTACCCATGGTTCGTCCAATCTCTCGGACCCTTCGGGCGCCCGCTGGCGCGAGCCAGCGCATGGTTGCCCGACCCCCGCCCGGCTGGGCGGGGGGTCGTTGGTGGGTGGCGATCCGATCCGGTGCCTGTCTATTGTCCGGGGGGTCGTTTGACTTTGACCTGAGCCCCGATCCGGAAGCCTTGGGGATTCCCTTGCTTCCCTTCTGCTATAAGCATCCCGCTCTAAGGGGGACGACCACAACCCCCTATTTTCTTGGGGCCCGGCGGCCGATCCATTCGGACCGGCTACCGTACGCCCGGCCGGGGGGACCGGGCCCGTCGGGCCCGGTGTTTCCTGCCTGCTAAAAATGTCCCAACTATAGGGGGACGACCACAACCCCTGTATTTTTAGATCACGGGGCCCCATGCAACGGGCGCCGAACCTAACCAGTAGATAGGGAACGGAAAATGAGACTCACAAAGTACGCCCGGGACCGCTATAAGGCGGTATTGGAAGCGGGGACGCCCGGCCCGGAACTGGACCACGCGCGTGCCGCCATCCAAGCGGACGACATGTCCAAAGTCGTGGCGGACGACCGGAAGCGGAACGCCCGGCTATTGAAGCTGGAACGCATGGAACTGTTGACCCCCGACCACGTTACGGAAGCGTGGGCGGAACGCGTTGCCGACGTGGAACGCCTTGCGGCGGCGGCCGGTATCCCGCCGGAAGACATGGCGGCGAACTTGGATGCCGTGGCGTCGGCCGTGACTGCGGAAGCCGCGGCCAAAGCGGAACGTGACCGCGCCCGGACCGGAACCGTGGTTCGGGCCCGCGTCCGGACCGACGACGGGGAGAACTGGACACGCGCGGACCGCCCGGCCGCGTGGGTTTCATCCGCGCCCCGTGCCGAACTGGAACGCCTTGCCGCCGGTCCCGCCGGGGAGGTGGCCGCCGTCCTCGCGGCCGCCCTGGGCTATCTGCCACCGGCCCCGTCCGTACTCGCCGCCATGCCCGGCATGACGGACGCGGAACGGGAAACAATCTGGGAAGACGCGGCCCCACGCGCGTGCATCGTCGCCATGGCGGCATGGTCCGGGGATTGGGTGACAGTCCAGCGGACCGGACGCATGCGCCACGCCCAACCCCTTACCGATCCGGACGGGACGCCCATTGTGGAGACGTCCCCCGACCGGGCCGTCATGGGAACCGACGACCACGGGCGGCCCCGCCCGGAACCGTCATCCGTGACCGGGCAAGATGCGCGCTACGTCGTCACGGTTCGGCCGCATGGAACCGGCTATGAGTGCTTTATCGGGGACCATACGGCCCAACTGGCAGGGCTGGCAGAACTGGCAGAACTGGCAGAATCGCTCCGCCCGGAACTGGCGCCCGTGAAGACTCCCCGCGTGTTTCCGTCCCCCGTGCATGCGTCCCGTTCCATGCAATGGGCTGGCGCCACGGGGACCGACCACGCGGGCCCCTCCCGCGCCTCACGGGACGCGCGCGAACTGGGCCCGGACGCCTTGGCAGTCATGGCGGAAGACGCGCGCAAGACGCAACGACGCAAGGCAGTCCGGACGGAAGTGGAACGCCGGGAAGCGGACCGGCTGAAGAAGCAACGGAAGCGGGACCGGGCGGCGGCGGCGGATATCGTGGCGGCGGCCGCCGGGGACAAGGACGCCGCGCGGCGGATCGAGTACCGGAACCGGTGCGCGGCCGGACGGGCGGCGAATGACGCGGCCGCGGCGGAAGCGGTCCGGGCCGCGGAAGCCAAGGCCCAGCGTGCCGCACGCAAGGCGGAAGCGGACCGCAAGGCGGCCGCCATGGCGGAAGCGGAAGCCAAGGCGGGCCCCGGCGGGGACCCGTTCGCCGTTCCCGTGGTGGCCGGTGGCAAGGCGGCGGCCGACGGTCTCCGCCGGGCGCGGAACCGGGACCGGAAGCGGTGACCCAACCCCGGCAAGGCGGATAGCGGGCCCCGGCAACGGGGCCCGCTTCCATGTCCGGCACGGGCGTACCTGGTACCCCCGAAACGGGGCCCACGCCACGCCCGGCTACGTGATCCACAAAATGCCGGCCTTTTGGCGTACCTGGCACAAGCGCAGCGGAACCCCGACCCGAACAACGACACGCCCGGGATTCTTCCACCTGGCCAAACACCGGACATGCCCACGCCCGACCCCCCACACGCCCGACCCGGCGCGGCCACGGCCCCGACCCGACCCGGCCCCGACCCGGACCGCCACGCCCGGTAGCGTGGCGCACACGCCCGGCCCCGGCCGTTCGACCGCCCCGACCCCCGACCCGAACCCATGTTCGACCGCCACGCCCGACCGCGGGTGAGCGTTCCGCCGGGTCAAACACCGGACATTTTGTCCGGTACCCCCGGCCCGGGGGTAGGCCCCTTCCCGCGCGCGGCCGGCGGAC